TTATTTCTGCTTTTCAGAATATGGCTTCAGAATATGAAGCGCTTCCAGTTCAGCCCCAACCACCGGAACCACAGCGATTTTCCTGTCATATCGTGCCGTCTGTTCGACATTCTTGTGACCCGAAATTGCCCGCTTCTCGTAAATATCAACGTTCAAATCTGAAACCCCTTTTGCCTTCAGATCATGAAACGTAAAGTTGAAATCAATATCAGGGAATTTCTCCTTTGCTTCCTGCTTAAGTTTCCTCCATCTGGCATTAAAACCATCTCTTGTATAACCGGCACCGGAAGGCTGGTGGATGATAAAAATACTGCTCATTCCTTTATTTAGTGGTAATGACTCTGCCAGGGCAATGACAGAACGGAGTCTTTCGCTCCAGCCCTTTATCTGAGCTACTGAAGTTTTGCTTTGCTTGATCAATATCCCTTGCTCAACAAGCTGAGTTTTCTTCATTGAAAGAACGTCAGCCTGCCGCGCAAGACATAAATAGGCCAGCTCCATGGCTATCTTCTCAACGGGCGAAGCAAGGCTATACAAGGCTGCATACTCCTCGTGCGTAACATAACGGTCGCGAGACTTCTCCTTGTACTGCTTGACCCCTTTAGTAGGATTTCCCTTCACCAACCCACGCTCATATCCCCACCGATAAACACGTGAAATAAACGCCTTCTCACGGTTAGCCTGAACACGGCTTTTCAGGCCACGTTTATCCATATATTTACGGATGTGTTCCGGTTTAATGGAGTCAGGGGGCATCTTCCCAAAGACGGCCAAAACTTTAACCGAGTATTTTCGGTAGTCTTTTTGCGTTTCTTTGGCTAATTCGAAAAAATCTGGAGAATTAAAAAAGGAATCTGCCAGGCCTTCGAATGCATCTTCACGCTTACGTTCGTTAATAAGTGCTTCGTATGCTATCCAGACCTGAGCCTTCGTACTGTCTATGTCGCAAAGCCGGACTGTGCCGCCGTTTTTAGGCTTAAATTCGTAAGCAGAACGGCCCCGATAAACGCGGGGCGGTAACCAGTTATCTTCCTTGTTCTGTCTGACTCTTGCCATCAGTCTAACGCTCCAAAATCTGGCTCATTCATATCATTAGCGGTCTGCTTACGCGATGCCAGTGGATCATTGAAGTGCTGCCATGTGGTTCGCGGTCTGCCATCCCTTCGCACCATAAAAAATATTCCTGCATTTTTAAGACACTGGCATTGCTTTGAAGGCGTTTTATAGCCTGTCAGTTGTTCAATGTCGGCATCGGAAATAATTTCGTTATTGCTCTGATTCATACCCCACACACTCCCGCTGCAACAGGTTTGAAAAGCCGTGACAGGTCACGGCGCTATAACCAATTTAGTTTCATGCCAGCCCAGGCGAACCCAACAGGCTGACTCTTCTTTAAGTGGGCAATCCTGCACAGGCAGGCAATCACCGCACTTACCGCACTTGAGCTTACTCATCGATTTGAACCGGCTATGGACCCGCGCATCGTCCTGGCGAATAAGCAGAGCGATATACTCTGCCAGGTCGTAGGGCTCACGCCCTGGACGGCGAGCGGAGCAGTTCTGCTCCAGCATCGCCAGTTCCTGCTCATCGAGAACAATCTCCAGCTTTCTGACACCTGCAGCGGCCTGTCTTGCGCGCTGCTCTGCTTTGCGTTCGGCGGGGGATTTAGACATTCTCTATCACCCCAATCCAATCATTTTCGTCTGATCAGATGAACCATCCACCCCGTGATAAACCTTCGCCTTTGAACCTTCCCTGTAGCCCATGTAAGCGGCATAAGAATTGTCATCACCGCTTGATCTGCGACTTTTTGCTTCTCCCACGCCATCATCTGCGATTTTCTTCGCATAAGAAGACATCTTTAATTCTTGCTCTTCACTGATCGCCATTTTCTTTACTGCGTGATAGGCGCCTGAAGCCCAACCTTTGCAAAACTCATCAGCTAATTTTGCTTTATGCTTAGGCATATACCTGCCGCAATGGTCATTTTGGAATTGCTTCCTTGCCTGCTTTATCTGGCGTGTCAGAACATCAAAAATGTATGCTGCGGCCACATCTCGCCCATCTAGGCCATAAAACTTAACTACGCGTTTGTAGTGATGGCTGGCTGTTAAACGCCAACTTACTAGGCACTTTACTGCGAAAGCTTTCTCGATAGTCATGGCGAGGATTGCCATGTACTCAGGCAACTTCTCAGCATTGCTCGGTGAGCTTTTGCTTTCGCTGGTTGAAATTTCAGAGAAAACAACCTCCGTCTCACTCAGCCCGTGCTCTTTCATAAACGCCTGAGCTTTGGAGAGAGCATTAGCAGCTTCAGCAGGGCTACTGGTGTTTTCTGCCAGTCGCATCAGCTTCTGAATTTTCGCTAAATATTTTTTTTTGGCAGCATCATTCATAGTTGGACTCCTTTAAGAAGATAATCCAGTGCGTCTTGTCACCTTTGCCGGTGCGCTGCCAGATAGTGGGCTTATGCTCGGTAAGCGCTATTACCTGACTGACGGGTATCTGAGTTTCGTTCCATTTGAATATCAACGTGCCGTGTGGCCGCAGCACCCTAAACGCTTCGCTGAACCCGGCGCGGATGTCATCGCGCCATATCTGTTTATCAAGTGCGCCATACTTCTTACGCATCCAGCCGTTCTCTCCAGCACGGTCGAGGTGAGGCGGGTCGAAAACAACCTGCGCAAAGCTGTTATCAGGAAAAGGCAAAAAGCGAAAGTCAGCGATGATGTCCGGGCTGATATGTAGAGCTCGGTTATCACAAAGCACATGCGATTCCTTGCGAATGTCAGCGAAAACTGCTCGGCTGTCGTTCTTATCTAACCAGAACATTTTCGAGCCGCAGCACATGTCTAGAATTGGCTGCACCATCAAACACCCGGCTTAGCACGAAGCCAGATGCAGACCGCGCCATCATCGGTGTCGTGGATAGAGCCTACGAACCAGCCATCACCCGCAGGTGCTTCAGGATTCCATGTGGAGAGGTCATAACCATCAGCGTCATAATCAGTTTCTTCCTCGTCGCGATAATCAACCTTCCACTCAAGGCCTTTCGCTTTCATCCACTGATTGAATTCTTCAGTCGGGATATATTCACGGCCATCACAGAAGGCCAGATAGTCAGGGTGTGACCAATAACCATATTTGTCGCGATCAACGTGCACCGGATAAAGCGTCATACCTTCAGGTTCAGGCAAAGGAATCCAGCCAATAGGGTCAAGAACACTGGTTGAAGTAGTTCTTTCATTTCCGCACCATTCCTTCCAGGAATCCCTGCATGAGTATGCCTCTATCCAGCGTGTTCCCGTCCTCAGCGTTACATAGCGATTTTGAATGTCACGCGTAGCTAACGTGTAAGTCAGCATCAAAAAGCGTCTTCCGTCTCGCGGTGCTTCAGAAATATCGCGCATAACGCAAGAGGAAGAGAATTGCTTTTGTAACTCATCTCCACGGACGATGGCGCAATCCAAGCGGCTAGCAAGAGCAGAGACAAGCTTTGCAATACCGGTAAGTGGCATATCAGCATCAAGCGCTTTAGCGAACTGATGACCGGCTTCAACAAGCTCTCTGTTTGATTTATTCGATAACATGCTGGTGGCCCTCAGTGAAAAACGATGTTGCTGTTGAGGCGCTCAGCTTCGTTCTGCGCCCTGATAGGATTTTTGATAACGGTACCGTCAGGCATCAGCCAGCCATCGAGCAGATGGCTATAGGGCAGGGTGATACGGCCAACGGTGATAGGGTCGTCTGACTTTTCCATGAATACTCCACACACGATTTTTGGTTGCACTAATCCCTTGCCGAAGATGGCAATAAAACTTTTGGGATTTAGTTAATTGGCTGCTGGGTTACTGCAACAACCCAGAGCCGCGCCTCCACACTTGAAGGTTGTTGTGACATGTCACAACGAAGAGAACACTTAGCGCCTCTGTGGCGCGGCCTTATGCGCCCGCCAAATGCTCTCATCGTTGTGCAAAAAAGTGCGGTTAAACCGGGTGAACATTACCTTCGCTCTCCTTATGGGATGAAAGTCTCTGAGTAGCCACTTAACTGAATCAAGGTGTTTATGAACGTTCCCAAAAGCCATAATGCAATCCATAACACCTTTAAGTTGTAATTTAGTGTCGAAGAAAGTCATTGTCAACCACTTTAAGTGGTTTGATTAGGGTTCATGCTGATGCAAATATGAAAAGAAAAAGGAGGTCTTATGGATGACAAGCTCTACATATTTAATTACACACGCAATCGAGACAAACTTTTCGCTAACCTCATCAGCATTATCGACGGGATACTGGCTGACGGAGAAGTCTCTGAAACAGAAGTTCTTTACCTGGACACATGGCTTTTAGAAGCAAATGAAATGATCAGCAATGGCGTAATCAGAAGCCTATCCGAGAGGGTGAGCCTGATACTTGCTGACAAAGTTGTTACGCAACAAGAAAAGGAAGAGTTAAAAGAATATCTTAATATAATACAGAGAGATATTTTGGATATACCTGAAATTGATTTCTATTCAACAGAGTCAGATCTTCACCTTTTGACTGGCTTATGCAAAGGGCTCATAGCTGATCGTCATCTCAATGAAGATGAAATCAGGTACCTAGATTGGTGGTTAACTCAGAATGGTGCTCTTAAAAGTAACTATCCCGGGAAAGAACTTTTTTTATTGGTGAAGAGCATTCTTAGCGATGGTGTTATCACTCAAAAAGAAAGTAACGTTCTGCACAAGGCATTGATTGATTTTACTGGGTGTGACTTAGATTCCGGTGTGGTTGATGGCCTGGCGACACGACTACCAGTTGATGTGCTTGATTCGTTCAACATAGAGGGCAAGAAATTTTGTCTAACAGGAGTGTTTTCAGCCGGAAAGAGATCACTCGTTGAAGAGAGGATTGTAGGAGCTGAGGGCTTGATATCCGATGGGGTAACGAAGTCTCTGGATTATCTCGTAATCGGCACACTTTCATCTAGGGATTGGCGCTTTTCCAGTCATGGTAGAAAAATTGAAAAGGCAGTTAGCTATAGGGATGAGAAGGGCTGGCCGCTTAAAATCATTTCAGAAGAAATGCTCTTCAGTGCCTTGAGTCGAGTCGGCGAATAAAAAAAAGCCCGGTAAAAACCGGGCTTAATTAAATTTTACTATACATAACTGATTCATGTAGAAGGGCTTTACCCATTACATAAAACTGATCCTCGTTACCTTCTTCAATAAACCATTTTTCAAGGTTAGGGTTATCCGAAAGAACAGCCAGCTTGACTCCCTGCATCTGCAAGCGCTTCACATGGAACGTTTTGCCATAGACAAACGCATAAACACCGTCGGTTTTGAATTCTCTCACTGACACGTCAAAAAACAGCCTGTCACCCGACTTAATCGTGGGGTACATACTGTCCCCATCAATTGTCATAACCTTGACGTCATTTGACTGTCGACCTCCAAACAGCGCTCTTGCATGCTCATTAGTAAATTCAATAGCTGCCAACACTTCAACAAACTCAGAGAGCATATACGCACCCGGGCCCGCACTGAGGGTAAGATCTAGAACTTCAATACGGTATTTGTTTGCAGTGTCATGCTCCGCAATGCTTCTCACAGTACTGCTTTTGATACTATCGCCGCGCTCCGTGTCTTCCAAGCCTAGCTGAAGCCATCTCTGTGTAACGTTCAATGCAGAGGCGATTTCTTTGATTTTTCTTGGTTGTTGCGTCTCACCATTTTCAATCTTAGCTACAGACTGCTGAGAGAGCCCAATTTTCTCTGCAAGGTCTGCCTGGCTTATGCCAGCCTTCTCCCTGGCTGCTTTTAATCTTTCTGCAAGTGTTTTCACAACTTCATCCCTCCTTTCTGGCGAGATTACAACTTAATGTTTTAGCTTTCCAACACCTAAAAGTTGTGATAAAAGTTGTTAAGGTTGTACTATCAATAAAGTTCACAACTTTGGCATCTAGCAACAGGAGATAGATATGACGCCCGAGCAAAAAGCCCTAATTGAAGCAATTCGCGTTGCTGGTGGGCAATCCGAGTTAGCAAGAAAGCTTAGCGTTAGTTCAGGCATTTTCATCAAGCAACAACAGATATGGAACTGGCTTAACCGAGAAAAGAAACCACCGGTAAAACAAGCTGCTTTTATCGAAAAGGTAACAGGGATTCCAAAAGAAAAGCTTCGCCCTGACGTTTTCACAATAGCTGAATAATAAATCACCAACGTTTTCATATTAACTACCTCAAGGAAAACAAAATGGTAGACACCATCAACATAGCGATCCGCCATATGTGCAAAGCACATAAACACGGCCGCTTAGGTATGGCTGCTGATTTGGGCATGAGCATCGATCAGTTCCATAACCATCTTTACCGCAAATGCGGTAGTCGCTTCTTCACCTTGGAGGAGCTGATGCAAATGGAGGCCTTGACCGGCACCCATTGCGTTGCAGAGTTCATGGCAGTCCGTCATGGAATGTTGCTGGTGGACATCAAGGCAGCTGGAGAAATGGACAAGGTTGATTTGTTTGATACCCAACTGAAAGTGAAAGCCGCTGAGGGTGAGTTAGCAACAGCACAGCTTGCAGCTATGGCAGATGGCGTCATCGACCATCACGAAAGCAAAACCCTGTCAGCGCTGTTCCGTAAGAAAATCAGTCATCAGGTTCACGGTTTCTTTGGCCTTATCGCACTGTTTAGCGCAGGCACAGCGGATCACGCCGTGGACATGTTCGTATCAAGTGGGAGAAAGGCTGATGTTGCCGGTATGCAGTTCGAAGCGCAGGACATTTGAAATGAAAACAGATTTAGCAGGGGTCATAAAAGGTGAACGCCCCGGGTTGCAGCCTAGGGCGTTCGGTGCGAGTAAATCAACGTGTGTGGAGACTCATCGCATGAGCATTGTAAATCAGAAACCGTTGTCAGGGCAATTCCGCTGCCGTTATCAGGCTGGCGTTCCTGTCTATGAGCAAATCATATCCTCATCGGATAAGGCCCACAACTACCAGTGTGTGCCGCGTCTGGTAGTCGAATCCGCCTGGGCAGAGTTTTATCGTCGCCCCGCTGATGCCGGGGTGAATCATGGAAACTGAAGTCATTAAGCCCTGGGTTGAGCGCTACACCGACCCGCGTGGAGTTTCAGTCACAACTGTCGGCGTTGATACGGTTAATCACCGTGTGATCTTCCGCCGCCCTGATTATCCCCATGATTGCATGCTGCCGCGAGTGTTGTTCAGTCAGAAGTTCAGGAAGGTATCACCATGAGTTTACTGCTTAAGGTCAAGCCGCTTGTGGTGAGCCCTGAGCTTGCCAGCCGCATTGGCCTCAATGAAGCCATAGTGCTTCAACAGATTTGCTACTGGCTGGAAGACACCACATCTGGCGTCGAATATGACGGGAAACGCTGGGTTTATAACACTATCGATGAATGGACAAATCAGTTTCCATTCTGGTCATCTGACACTGTCAAGCGTGCTCTTACGTCGCTTAAAAAGCGTGACCTGATTTTCGTCGAGCAGCTGAAAAAAACTCAGCATGATCGGACTAATTATTACGCAATTAACCACGCAAACCCTTTATTGACCGATGAGGGCAATTTGCACTCATCGAAGAATGCAAATTGCACTAATCGAATGGGGCAATCTGCACCAATCGAACAGGGCAACATGCCCTCATCCATCGGGGCAAATTGCCCTCATCTTACAGAGAATACAACAGAGAATACTACAGAGATTACAGGTAAAGACTCTTGTCCGGTTTCTGCGAAACCCGACAGTGATTCTTCCGAGGATGCTTTCCGGGTTCTTGAGCATCTTAATCGCGCCGCTGGATTGCGTTATCAGAAATCGAAATCGTCACTTGGTCCTATCCGTGGTCGCCTTAGTGAAGACTTCAGCGCTGATGAGCTGATCCTGACCGTGGATTACACCATTGCCAAGTGGTCTAAAGACCCGAAGATGAGCGAGTTCGTTCGGCCAGAAACCATTTTCCGTCCTGGAAAGTTTCCCGGTTATCTGAGTTCAGCACAGAAGTGGGACCGCGCCGGTCGCCCGCCATGCATCAATGGCAAGTGGATGCGTGACGTAACCGCTCTGCCACCAGTAGACAGCCAGACGCCTCCGGGCTTCCGTGGCGCTTAAGGGGGATTCATGGACAACGCCGAAATTATTCTTGAATGCCTCCGCACTCACGGCGGGATGAGCATGAAGCGCATCAGCGAAAAGACAGGCATTAAGTACGCAACAGCCCGCGATGCCGTTTTTCAGATGTGCGAGCAGCTCATCCTGATTCGCAATCAGAAGTGGCTGTTTACGGTAAACACTGCGCCCCGGCCTGAAGAGAACGGTGACTATCTCAAAGCCGTTAAGACAGCGACTGAGCTTGAGAGCAAGGGCCTGTGGCTTCGCGCCAGCCATAACTGGTTGAACGCCATGATGACAGCCACCTTCGAACACAACCGTCAGGTTGCAAAAGTCAGGAGCGATAACTGTGCGGCCAGAGGCGCTATACGCTGCAGCAGCTATAGCGGTATCAACAGTGGGAAAGTCAGCGATTACTGGCAGTGGGAGGTTTATCGATGAAACCAGCCCTTAAACGCCACTTTGAAGAACACGAATATTTATACAGGTCATTGCCGGAAGTGCTGGTGATCATCCTGTTACTGATTATCTCTCTGGTTATGGAGTTACACACGGTATGACTAACTTATCTCAGGTTTATAAAGGCAAAGACGAAAAAGGCACCAACATCACTACCCGCAAAACCTACTTGCTGAGCGTGGATGAGCTTTACGTCGAGCCTGGTTACAACGTCCGCGATATTGACCAGACCCACGTTGAAGAGTTCCGTGATGCGTTTATCGCTGGTGAGCATGTCCCGCCGCTTGCCGTTCAGGTTACTGAGCATGGCATCAAGGTTATCGACGGGCATCACCGTTACTTCGGCGCGAAGCTGGCTCAGGAAGCTGGTCACGAGTTGCGCCTTGAGTGCAAAGACTTCATAGGCAGTGAAGCAGACCGCATCGCATTCATGGTGACAAGCAGCCAGGGCAGAGCATTACTTCCGCTTGAACGTGCAGCTGCCTATCAGCGTCTGGTTAATCAGGGCTGGGAACCGGCAGAGATAGCGATGAAGGTTAAGCGCTCTGTCACTGACGTTGAGCAGCACCTCCAGCTTCTTACCGTTGGCGATAGCCTGATTGATATGGTCAAGTCCGGCGAGGTTGCCGCCACCACTGCGATTGCCCTTCAGCGTGAGCATGGCGCAAATGCCTCAAGTGTTGCTCAGCGGCAGATGGAAAAGGCCAAAGCCTCGGGCAAAAAGAAACTGACCAAAGCTGCTGCAATGCCTCAGTTTAGCGCCGCCAAAGCGCGTCGTCTGGTAGAGCTGCTTTGCGATGCTCAACTGGGCGACGAAGAAGACGGTATGACAGCGCTTTGCCACAATTCCAGCTACACCGATGAGATCATGTCTATCTTGGCTGAATACCGTGAAGACATTCCAAGCGGTAAAAGTCTATTAAGCGGAACAATCTAAAAACTAAAGGTAGGCTAAAATTATAGTAATGAGTGTGAATTGTATATTATTTTTCAATTCACACTTGCATTGATTTTTATAAAAGTTAGCAACGGCTATGGCTTGAAATTACTCCAATCATCCTTACGTGGTTTAGGTTTTGGTTTATCACTCATAGCCCACTCATACAAACTTTCGATTGAGTTGAATGTTATGTCAATAGCATAATTTTCGGATGTTGCATATATGGTAGAAAAGAATGTATCCTTGCCATTTTTTTCTTCCTCAGATATATCATCTATGCAATCTTCACTTTCACCTTCATTAGAGCCTCTTGAGTTTAATAACCAGTCTAAATATATTTTGAATTCTGTTGCATTTAGGCCAACGCTATTGTTTCCTGCATAGAAAGCTAATGTTTTGCTCGACTTAGTCTCTGGCGTCAGCTTCATAAGATTGGCACCTTGACAATTTGGCAGGATAGATGTGTTGCAAACAACATTTCTATAAATATCATAATCAGCTTCTAAACCGGAGCCTCTTCTTTTTTGTCCCCACATTAAATAATGGCAGGAGTCGTGGAGTGCAGTTATAAATTCGTTTGAAGATAACCCACAGCAAAGCAAACAGACCGCTGGTTTTTTTAGTTCGTCTTTGATGTTATATTTATAAGACTTAAATTCTATTAAAAAGAAGTTTTCGAAATTAGAATATAAACTGTCAGCATTAAATCTGTTATCAAGGCCGTTAAGATGAGCTAAAATGTCGATTTTTTTATGAAAATTGCATGAGCTTCGAAATATTCTGTCGAAATGTTCCTTTACGCTTTCTTCTCTGCCGTTACCATACAAGTTGCCCGGTTGCTTCATGTTCATTCCTTTTTGATGTTTTGTGAAATAGTTTTCGTGAGAAATTTTATACTGTGGTAGTTTTAAAAGTGGGTGTCACGTTAATTCCATGAATATATGGATTTCAAGGGTTTTATTTGGTTGGTGGCAGTGTGTTTATATGGATTTTGTACTGAGATAATATATTTAATCATCAGGCTTCTACCAGGGTTGTCGGGTTTTTAAAATATACTTTTTGTGAAAAAAACTCTTTCAAACTAAAATTTCTAAGATAAACCCCAGAGGCTAGGGCCTTTAAGTGACCTTGTGGTATTTGCTAACATATTGTTTTTCTTAATATATCATATTTCTTGGCTATTTCACCAGCGGCCTTTTCAATGCCAGGGTAAACAGTACTTTCAGTTATACCAAAGCGAGCAAGTTGTTGCATTATGGCCCCTTTATTACGAATGCGAAATTTTCTTATCCTTATATGGCTGTAACCCGTTTCAGGTAACACAGCGTCTTCACCAAAAATTAGGAAAGCTCCGGATTGTGAATTGATACGGGGGTTTGTCATTCTGCCTTTTACCACAATAATTCGCTTTAAATCATTTGGCTCTATAATGTGTTTGAAGTAGGATTTTTCATCTTTAATAAGGTGTAATAACTGTTCACAAGCATCAGATTTATTGAAAGTATTTTTTTCAAGGTCGTAATCTAGCCTTTTCTTTTGGTGTTCAGTTAAGCCTGAAAGGTTTGCAATGCAGCTAACTGTATCAGAGTCAAAAAATTTAATTTGGCTCTTTGGTGTTGTCATTATTATTACATTCCCATCCACCTCAGTGCCACTTTCAGTCTTTATGTTTGAACAGGCAAAGTAAAGCGCTATCAGGGGATTTGTAGTTATGTCCAACAAGCGAGTGGGGAGGCCATAATGTTGCATTCTTACCAATTTATCGAGCATGTAACGGTCGCCTGTAAACTCATCGGGCTGAACAGTCAATAGTTCTTTAATCATTTCAGATTCGTTTTGTCGGTAGCGAAAGGTTCCTTCGATACTTTTCCGGTAGAGTGAAGGTGTTAGTTCATATCGATAATCGGAATGACCACGATAGAAAACCTCTTCGTCTTCATTAAACTCATGTCTTAGTATTTGATTAAGATAATTGCTAACATCTGAAATTTCTTCTTCTAGGTTCTTATCCGGTGGATTTGTATCATTTATGGGTAATTTTAGTGCATGATCCTTAATGCCAAACAAGTTTAAAACATCCGTAATACTTTTATCTTTAATAGACCAGTGAGTTCGATGGATGCCAAACCAACCTAATTGGAGGGGCCGAGAATAAGTATTCATAGGAGCAAGTCTACAGCGACCCAAATTCCTAATTATTTTGAAATTAAATTCAATTGCTGCCTCATTCTTGATTTTTTTAACCTTCAGGTCCGAGATGTTGCCCACCCTAACCTCTGAATAATCGCCTATAGAACCCTCATCTTTTTCTGGCTCAGTGATGAACAAAACGGGTAAGCTTTCTAAGTATGTTAATGTTTCGGAAGTGAGAGGAAGAAGTTTACTTCTGATATCCTCAGCGGTTGATTCAAAGAGGCGAGAAATAGGAAAGTTTTCTTTTCCTTCTTTTTTTTCAAAAAAATTATAAAGTTTATTCGCTACAATAAAATTAAACATAGTTCATCCCTGCTCCGAGGACAACATAAAATGACTAAAGATCCATTGTGAAAAAATCATAAATGGTCGGCTGTCATTATGCAACATATAGTAAGTTTCCAAAATTGATTTTGTAATACTCCCTATAAAATGAAGCGCTTACCTTCAAAAGTTTTAACTCTCGACTGTTAGGGGGAGGGTTTTTTAGCGGTGAAATAGCAACTCCAGTAATTTTTCGTGCGTTAACCGGTCAACTTATGTCTTTTTATTTGCAGGTTATTGAGTTGGCTTGTAAAACAGCTAGTTATGAATGGTATGCCTAATCACGCGACGTCCAGTATTTGCTTTAACAAGATTTGAGCAACAACGGGGCTAAAAAACTTGAATGAAAATTAGCGCCTTCGGGCGCTCTTTTTCGCCACAACGCAATCGTAGCCCTCCTGGCGCAGCTCAAGCGTAGCCCTCAGCCCATTACAGTAAACGTTGAAGTCACCTTGTTGCTGTATCCGTTAGATAAGCGCAATCGCGACCTTGATAACTACCAGAAAGCGCTGTTCGACAGCCTTACACATGCTGGAGTCTGGGTGGATGATAGGCAGATAAAGCGATTCACTGTAAACTAGGGAGCGCTGGTTAAACAGGGAAAAGCAGGGGCGACAATTGAATTTTTACTGTTGCACTTGATAGAAAATAGAAAATAGAAAATAGAAAATAGAAAATAGAAAATAGAAAATAGTCAGTCGAAGCTCAGAAAATTGCCCTCAATTAGAGGGCGTTAACATTGCAAAGGTGTTTATTTCAAAGAGTAGGTTACTTGATGCGCCCATCCTTAAAAACCATCTGCTTATCACCTGATGAGTAATTCTGAACAATCCCTAAAAGTTCTTCGGAATAGTCTATAATAGATGTGACCTTTACAGGCTCACGGTGTTCATAAATTAGCTTGTACCCCTTAAGCTTGACTCTTAGGTCTCGTTCAGCAGATTCCAAATAGGTGTTGCTTAATTCTTCACTATAAGTTCCCTCCCCAAATTTCATGTCAGGGATTTTACCACCTAGTTGGTTAGCTAAATCATAAAGTGAATATCTTTTTCCAGTCTCTTCATTTGATAAGAAAATTGCATTATTGAGAGTTCTGCTAAATGTATTGTTAATTTTTTCAATATCAAGGTCAGCTTGAGACTCCAACCAGGCAGCGTCAACAAAAGGAGAAAATGAAGTTATTGTGGGTGGGGATAACGCAATGATGTTTATGTGAATGGTTTTTATCAATGGAGTGCCGTCAGGTGCAGTCCAATCTTCGTCGATTCCTTCTCTTATAATAAGTAGATCGATTTTGTGTTGCTCGGCTTTTTTTTGAGTTCCGCTTTGATAGCCAGTTTTTGTGGCGTAGATCAGTCGTAGGCCGGGGATATCCTGTGTCTTACCTATAAAGGCGTCGATTTTGTCAATTGTGACTGTTGATGCATAATCTTTGCATTCTATTACGGTCTTATAATCATAACCACCTAAGTTAAACTCCCAGTACACATCAAACTGCCTAAGAATTCCGTTTCTGTCTTCAATTTTTTTGTTAACTTCTACCTTTATGTTCTTCAGGTGTGACATTCCTTCAGCATTAATAAGGCTTTGCTGAATGGCACCGACAAATTCCTCATATTCCTTGCCTGTGTTTTTTTTCATCCCAGAACATCCTCAAAATTATGATAGTTGATTTATGATGCTTCAGTCATTGGTCAAAGCTTTTTTTTGATAAGGACATGAAGAACTAATTGAAAGATGAAGATATGGCATTTTTTAAAGTTTTTCTTTAAACGTTCAATGCCATACCATCAAGGAATCCGTTTACAAGTTGTATCAGTGATCATAACAAAATAGCAAGTGCCATCCTGATTTTCATGCTCCTTATCACAATTACGGATTAGCTCATTAATCCCGAATGTGGGACTTTAAGTTTAGGTTCATTAATGCCCAAATCATATTCCAGTCTGCATTGCTGCAGTGAAATAATTTTAGATAGCGGTTATAGTGCCAATACCGGGGATATGTTGCAGATGCCTCTGGTAAAGGTTGGTCCCGTTCACTTGCAGGTGATGGGGCGGGACCGTTCAAAAACAGTGTGTGGAGTGTTTAATATGCATAACCAGATTTCTGGTGGCTTAGTGCCATCATCACGTCCTTTCGCGGCAATGCCAGTTATAACCAGCTATGAAATTGCTGAGCTTGTTGGTAGTCGTCACGACAAAGTGAAGCAGTCCATTGAGAGGCTCTCAGAGCGCTCAGTAATAGCTTTACCCCCAATGGGGGAAAAGGCCACTGCAGGCCGTCCATCAGCATATTATATTTTCGAAGGCGAGCGCGGAAAGCGCGACAGCATCATCGTTGTTGCTCAGCTCTCTCCTGAGTTTACTGCACGTTTGGTTGATCGCTGGCATGAGCTTGAAAGCGCGGTATCTAAGCCAGTACAAATCCCTCAGTCATTTGCCGAAGCTCTTCGCATGGCTGCTGACCTTGAAGAAGAGAAAGAGCGTCTTCAGCTTCAACTCACAGAAGCCGCACCCAAGATAGAATTTGTTGATCGCTATGTCACAGCCAATGGTTCAATGACATTCCGGCAGGTGGCTAAGTTGTTGGGGGCTAAAGAGCCAGAGTTTCGTTTATTTCTCATCGAAAGCCGCATCATGTACCGCCTCAGCAATGTTCTGACGCCTTTTCATCAGCACATCGAAGCCGGAAGGTTTGAAGTTCGGACCGGCACAACCAACTCCTCAAATTACGCATTCAGTCAGTCACGCTTCACTGCCAAAGGCGTTCAGTGGATTGGCGGGCTGTGGACGGCTCACAAAGCGGAAAGGGGTGATGAGTGAGAGCACTGCTAACGCCTGAGGTTGCACCGCGCACAGGGATAGTGCTGCTCAAGCCTGGCTCAGACCTGATGGGGATGTTTCGTGGCCGCGTTCTGGTGAGCACGCCTACACCGGATATGGCTGACCTTCCATCAGGCAGGATCAATGACGGCACACAGCCGCTACTTGATGAGCCATCGCTTATCCCGTTCTTCAGTCATGATCGCGTTATAGCTGCCGCTGGTGGACCTAATGGCCTGGCTGGGTTTGTTCGTGGCTTTGGCTGCTGCCAGTGGCATGACGATGCAACATGGCATCACCATGAATTTACGCTTCACGAAACTGAATCCGGCCTGGTCTCATTGTGCTACAGCCACGATAATCAGTTCAGGGAGCATGGCACACCCGGCAAGCTGGACAATATCGCTAAGGGAAACACTGCGCTGTGGATAATCAGGATGGTTTGCAGCCAGCTTGGTTTGCATGGTGAACATCAGCTTACCCTGCCAGAGCTTTGCTGGTGGGCCTCACTGAATGACCTTATCGACCTGATACCTGAAACCCCGGCAAGACGTGTACTCCGCATGCCAGCAAGCATCGTCTCTGGTGAGCTAAAGGAATCGCACATCGCGCCAGAACGCCAGCCTCAACAGGTTATTCAGCAGGCGGCTGAGCAGGTCAAAAAGATAATCACTCTCGTCGCTGACCCTGAATCCCCAGAGTCATTCATGAGACGTCCTAAGCGTAAGCGCTGGGAGAACCAAAAATACAAACAGTGGGTTAAGGCGCAGAAATGCGCATGCTGCGCTAATCAGGCAGATGATCCGCATCACATCATCGGACACGGTCAGGGAGGCATGGGAACAAAGGCACATGATTTATTCGTGATTCCGCTTTGCAGGGCGCATCACGACGAGTTACACCGCGACCCAAAACTTTTTGAGTCGAATTACGGCAGTCAGATCGAACTGTTATTCCGGTTTCTTGATCACGCTATTGCAGTTGGCGTTATTGGGACAGATAAAAAATAAAGTGTGTGGAGGAGATTTAATATGCGTGACATTCAACTGGTTTTAGAGCGCTGGGGCGGCTGGGCTGCATGTGAAGGTACTCAGGTGGGCTGGAATCCAACAAGCCCCATGTTTATTACACTGCTGTCAAAGAGCACCAGTAGCCGTCCTTCGTGCTGTGACAATGACGGCATGATTATTGATACCGCTGTCGGGATGCTTAAAAAGGTTGGTCGCCTGGATGAACTGGATTTGATTATGGCGCACTACCGTTATGACGTTTCCAAATCAACGATTGCCCGCTGGCTTAAATGCTCAGAGGGGAAAGTGCGTCAAAAGCTGATGATCGCAGAGACGTTTATTGATGCCTGCATACTGATGACAGATGCCCGGCTTGAGATGGATGAAGCGACTCAGAAAACTATTTTTCAAAAAACCGCTTAATCTGCTTTTCGTTACGAATTTCTCTATGTAATCTGTTAAGAGTGGTAACAACGCATAGCTTCTTAAATTAGAAACCTCGCCAACTGGCGGGGTTTTTTAATTTCCACACAATACCAAAGGCACTGAGCGCAGACGGGTTAACCGCTCTGTCCAGGACTGCAAACCTGTAGCGCCTTTCATATTGTGATATTCACAGCAAGATTAACCCTGTTGCCGACGGGCAAAGACACTATCGCGGAATGCGTCAGGGATTTATGATGAATGGATTTACGTAAGATTACGTTTTTAACTTGTTAAAAAGAAATGACTTAACCTTAAATTCTATACTTTAGTATAGTTTTAATTGCACTTAAGTTTAGTTGTTCTGGTTGGGGCTAAGTATTAGTTTTGCTAAATGATTTCTTGATGGCTCTTAAGTGAAGATTCAAGGCTCAGTTTAGAAAAAAAAGTCTCCAACTTCACCATCCTGCGAAGATATCTGAAGTTGGAGATGCTAAGTAGCGAACACAGGGAAAATCCAATACCAACATATCGGATTGGTTAGATAAAATAAACAGTTCGGAAGTATTTAAGCTCACATATGTGAGCTTTTTTTGTGCCCGATCAAAATCCAAGAGGTCGCCATCGTGCGGCCTTTTTTCGTTTTTGAGCTCGCCAATCAGCAACCACTTACCCTTTGACGCCGTGGCGATGCGCAATCTTTTAAACCCACACAGCACCGACCGTAATAGCGGAGGTGAACATGAGTATCGATATGAGCAAACTTGCAACTGGCGTTGCTTATGGCGCTTCTGCTGGAACAGTGGCTAACGGGTTGCTTACCCGGCTTAGCCCTGATGAGTGGAGTGCTGTAGGAGTGATATCAGGCATCGTGGTTGCAATTCTGACCTTTGCCATAAACGTCTACTTCAAAAGAAAAGTTTCTCTGGCCCAAATCAAAGCACTTGAGCAACGCGGCTACATCCCGTCAGAAAAACTCGGTGAGGAATAAGCATGGCTATTTCAGGCAGTCTGCGTAATAAGCTTATAGCCGCTGCTGGTGGCGGTGCCATGCTAATCGCAACAGTTTTTATTGGCGGCAAAGACGGTGTTGAAGGGCGGGTATACGAGCCTTACAAGGATGTCGCTGGTGTCTGGACAGTATGTGATGGTCATACCGGTTCTGACATCATCAAAAATAAGCGCTATACGGACAGAGAATGTGATCGCTTACTCGTTCGTGACCTTAAGCCAGTAGAGAAGGCCGTGAATGAAATGGTTAAAGTGCCTCTCAATGATTACCAGCAGGCGGCGCTTTACAGCTTCACTTACAACATAGGCATTTCAGCATTTTCAAAATCAACACTACTCAAAAAGATGAACGCGGGCGATCAGGTTGGTGCCTGCGAAGAGTTACGCCGCTGGGTTTATGCGGGTGGCATGAAATGGCGCGGGTTGATGAACCGTCGCGATATGGAGCGCTCAATGTGCCTGGCGGACGGTCCTGATGATATCTAAGACAGCCATAGCTTTAATTGTCCTACTTGTGATTGCGCTACTAACAGCCTCTGGTTCGGCTTTTTACTATCGCGGTAACGCCATTGATTTCAAATCGCAGCGTGATAAAGCTTCCGGCGAACTCAAGATGGCTAACGCCACGATTAATGACATGCAGGTGCGTCAACGCGATGTTGCTGCTCTCGATGCGAAATATACAAAGGAGTTAGCTGATGCAAACGCTGAAAATGACAGGCTTAGCGCTAAGCTGGCTGCTGGTGGCCGGGTGCGGGTCACAGGCGAATGTAAACCGAAATCCACCACCTCCGGCAGCGTGGGCAATGCAGGAACCGTCGAACTCTCTCCAGTTGCTGGATCAAACGTTCTCAGTATCCGAGCCGGAATCATCAGCGACCAGTCAAAAGTAAAATATCTCCAGCGGTACATCATAGAGCAGTGCCGATAGCGTTCGGTGACAGCGTAAGCCTCAATGAAGAGCTAAACGGCATAGTGTCCCATTGCAACATAGACCGTACTGAAATTTAGAAAATTCAACCCTCAGAATAAGTCATAAATTTTCATTTAGCTTAGTCATAATAAAGTCGACAACTGTCGCCAAATCTGCAGCAGCAGTCAAAATTGCAGCTAGCACTGAAGCTTTTATCAGAACCCTTACATTTTCAGTGCTCTTGACGGGAAGTTTGTTAACTTCATTCTCGAGATCATCAAAGTGGTTTTTGTTGGCTTCGAAATCTGAATTTAGTTTAGAAATCTGTTCAGGCGATATTCTTGCAAGAAAGCCAGTACCGCAGTTATTCGCAATACAACCATCCATGACAAGTGTTTTATCATCTTGAATGTACTCAAAGCCGGTAAGGCACCCGGTAGCAGAGCAGTTCTTAAGAATTGCCATGATTTATCCTTCTAAGCGTTTTGATGTTTAGTTGAGCAGAAAATGTGCACCATTGAATGTAAGCAATTGTGTCACAAAAAAGCAATCCCCTTTAACGTAATGGTCAAATTATCTTCATTAAGAATGCTCTTAGAGATAATGTACCCACTCATTTATGAAAAGGGGGTTGTATGTTAGACGGTTATTTTGGGTCTGGTTTGGTCATCACTGAAGAGCAACGTAAAAGACTGTTGGCTGTTCAGGCCGCAGTTGAGATTGCCAAAGCTTCAGTGGCTTCTGCTGATTCTTCGGTATACTCAAGAGTCGGTGAAGATATCGATGCTGTTGCAGAAAAAATTGGCGCACTGGCAGATTCTATCCAAAGCGCGCTAGAGTGATATGAATTAATTTAACAAGACCGCCTCCGGGCGGTTTTTTTATTTTATGCTGAAAACTGCATTCATTGAGTTCAGTTTTCAGCATAAACAAAATGAATCATCGGCTGGTGGTATCACAATTGCCGAGGTTTATATCTATCTGACCAGCAGGAAACTCTGAATGGAAGTCGTGATTGATGGCATTGCCTATGCGCCAGTGACTGAACGGGCATCAAATATCGGTATTGCCATCAGCACACACAACCGCCATGACGTTTTATCCCGCGCCTTTGAGCATCAGCTTAAGTTCCTTCCTGCTGGTGCGCTGGTGGTTGTTATTGATGACGGCTCTAACGTTCCGGTAACTGCTCCGGCTGGAGTCAGGGTTATTCGCCGTGACGTGTCACGCGGCATAGTGGCATCAAAGAACACCAGCCTACAGACGCTGATTGACGCAGGCTGTGAGCATCTTTTCTTGTGGGATGATGACGCATGGCCTGTAGCTGGTGGATGGGAGCGACCCTATATCGAATCACCCGAACCGCATCTGGCCTATCAGTTTCAGGATTTCGCCACGGGGCAAAAGCTCAACGATATTGCCGTGTTGTACCGCGACGACAGGCATGTTGCCTATACGGGCCAGCGCGGCGTGATGCTTTACTACCATCGCAGTGTGATTGAAAAGGTTGGCGGCTTTGACCCCATCTATCAGCGCGGCATGTATGAGCACTCAGATTTAGCGTTACGCATTCACAATGCCGGCCTGACCTCATGGGCGTTCGCTGATGTGGTTGGTTCGGAAAAACTTATTTACTCGCTTGATGAACATCAGGCCGTTGAGCGTTCTGTACCAAAGCCAGACCGTGAAGCACAGGTTAAGCGCAATGTGACAATTCACAATGAGCGCCGTAACAGTGGCTACACCGGATATGCTGAGTACCGCGACAAGCGCAATGTGGTTATCACCACGTTACTGACCAGTCAGCCGGACCCACAGCGCGGCATAAAGATAACAGCTTCACCTGACCTGCTGGTTAAGTGGGCTTCATCACTCAGTGGTTGTGGCCGCATCGTCCTGGCTGATGAGCTGAACACCGTTCCGGCAGATACCGAGTTATTTCGTGTGCCCGATGTGAAGATGAATGTCTACTTCCGGCGCTGGCTGCATATCTGGCAGCACTTACGCGATCACCCTGAATATCACTTTGTCTGGTGTACCGATGGCACTGATGTAGAAATGCTTCAGCAGCCATGGCAGGAAATGAAAGAGGGCAGGATTTACGTTGGCTCTGAGCCAAAGACTTACGCCGACACCTGGGCTAAGCAGAATCATCCCGAAGCTATCTGTCAGGCATTCATTGATGAGCATCGCAACGATGTGATGTTAAACGCTGGCCTGCTGGGTGGCACTCGCGATGATGTGATGGCAATAGCACATGGCATTGTCCGGCTGTATTACCACATCGAATCATTGCGGTTCTGGGGCAAAGAGCATTCAGCATCGTCCGTTGGCGACATGATCGCTTTCGGCATAGTCGCTCATCGTTACCGTGACCGTCTGGTGACAGGCCCGCGTCTACATACCGTGTTTAAGTCTGACGGCATTGGTAAGGAGTTCGCCTGGTGGAAGCACAAGTAAAGTTTGCCATTGTGGCGCATCACTCACGATTAGAAGCAGTGATGAATCTGAAGCGCGTGCTTAATGCGCACTTCCTGCTTGATGATAAAGATGGTGGTGCCAATGCTAATCACCGCCGCGCTATCGAGTGGGCAGGGCAGCAGAAATGTCGTGTAGTGATACTGGAAGACGATGCGCTACCGGTTGATGGCTTCACCGATAAGGTTGAGGCCTGGCTCAACCGGTTCCCTGATGATTTACTGTCTTTCTATTTAGGCACCGGCAGACCACCACAGTATCAGCTTGAGGTGGCAACAAAGCTTATCGACAGCGACCAGCGACAGACTGACTACATCACCATGAGCAGGCTGATCCACGGCGTCTGTTACAGCATACCTCAGCATCGTATCACTGATGTGCTGACCAGATGGGACAGCGCAAAGCCAGCCGACTACGCGGTAGGTGATTCCTATGGTGGCCGGGTTATCTATCCGTGTTACTCGCTGGTGGATCATGCAGACCTGCCTGCGGTTGAGCGGCACCCGGACAATCAGCAGCGAACAGAACGCCGCAGAGCCTGGCGGCTGGACTCTAAGGAGCATCATGGCACGACTTGCAACGCTTAAACCCAGACTATCCGTTGACCGCACGCAGCGTGTCAGGACGGCAACTGTCGCTGATACTCGCATCACTGGATGGCAGTTGCAGTCAAGGCGCAAGCGACTGTGGTCTGCCAATCCATGCTGCGCGATGTGTGGACGCCTGACAGAATACCCTCACGGCTTTGAACTCGATCACAAGCTTGCACTGCATCAGGGTGGTGAAGACACCGACAGCAACTGTCAAATCCTATGCTGTGGTGCTGATGGTTGCCACCGCAAGAAGACCAATGCAGATGCGAAAGGCAACTGAGAATGGTTTTCAATTGCATCGAAATATAGTTTCATTTGAAATCATTTCAACGTAAATGATATCAATTATCATCTGAGGGTGGGGGGGGGAGTCCAAAGCTTCAAGGGCGACTCTCCACGAAACCTCGCCCCCTCTCACGCACAGAAAATATCCCCTTTTGGAGGGTGTAAACATGTTAACAGCCCAGAAGCGAAAATTCGCACTGGCGCTGATTTCCGGTATGTCGAAAAAAGATGCGGCTATAAAGGCTGGGTATTCCGCAAACTCCGCACGCTCCAAGGGTTCGCAGCTGGCGAAAGACCCGGAAGTCATCGCTTTTATGAGCCGCAAAAAGAATGAAAAAGTCGAAGTTGACGACGTGCCTACGCATGGAAAAAAAGTTAATACCCCAGCGGTAAACACACCACCTTTTTCAGAGCCCGTTCCGGTGCCGGAAATTGTCCGCGCTGCGGGTGAATATGATGACCCACTTGAGTTTCTGAAGTCGGTTATGAATGACCGTCGTGAAGATATCGACACCCGAAAAGATGCCGCAAAGGCAATGCTTCCCTACCTGCACAGCAAAAAAGGTGAGGGTGGCAAAAAGGATGCGAAGCAGGCTGCTGCAAAAGCCGTAGCCAGCAAGTTCATGGGCATGGCTCCGCCACAGCTTATTGTGAATAACAGGGGATAGATATGCCTGAATGGTCCACCGCATGTGCTGACTGGGCCAGCAGGCTCATTAACCGTGAATCTATCATTCCGCTGCCTATTTTCAGAGACTCTGGCGAGCACGCGCTGTCGATCTTTAAAGAGCTCAGGGTTACTGACCTGCCTGGCAAACCGAAATTTGGCGAGTGTTCAGAACAGTGGGTTTTTGATTTCGTTCTGGCAATATTCGGCGGCTATGACCAGCAAACCGGCAATCAGTTGATCCGTGAGTATGGTCTTCTCATCAGCAAAAAGAACACGAAATCCACTATTGCAGCGGGAATTATGCTGACGGCGCTGATTATCTGCTGGCGTTCGGACGAGGAGCACCTGATCCTCGCGCCGACCAAGGAAGTTGCAGATAACTGCTTCAAACCCGCCGCAAGCATGGTGAGGGAAGATGAAGAGTTGTCTGCGCTGTTTCATGTTCAGGATCATATTCGCACCATCACACACCGCGTAAATCGCAACAGCCTGAAGGTAGTAGCCGCTGACAGCGACACAGTTTCAGGTAAAAAGGCAGGTCGAATTCTGGTTGAAGAGCTCTGGCTGTTCGGCAAGAACGCCAAAGCAGATGCAATGTTCATTGAGGCACTGGGTGGTCAGGTTTCGCGTAATGAAGGCTGGGTGATTTACCTGACCACGCAGAGCGATGAACCGCCTGCAGGCGTCTTTAAGAAGAAGTTGGACTACTGGCGTAACGTTCGTGATGGCGTGCTCAGGGATGGAAAGACTCTCGGTATTCTTTACGAATTCCCGCCAGAAATGGTGGAAAACGAGGGTTTCCGTAATCCTGATAATTTTTACATCACCAACCCCAACATGGGGCGGTCAGTCAGCAAAGAGTGGCTGGATGATGAGTATCGCAAGCGCTCTCAGGAAGATGAGGGAAGCCTGAGAAAGTTTCTGGCGAAACACCTCAATGTCGAAATCGGCATGAATCTTCGCGGTGACCGATGGGCGGGAGCCGAATACTGGGAAGCGCAGTCCGATCCATCCGTAACGTTCAAGCAGATATTGAGCCGTAGCGAAGTCATTACCGTGGGTATCGACGGCGGCGGCCTTGATGACCTTTTAGGCCTTTCCATCGTTGGCAGGGATAAGAAAACCCGCGAGTGGCTGAGCTGGTCGCACGCCTGGTGCCATGAAAAGGCGATTGAGCGGCGAAAAAGCGAAGAAAGCAAAATCCGTGATTTCGTTAAACAGGGTGATATGACAGTCGTCAAATCTTTCGGTGAAGATGCTGAAGAAGTGGCGATGTATGTTTCACAGATTCATGAAGCTGGCTTACTGGATAAGGTGGGCATGGATCAGGCAAGTGTGGGCGCGCTGCTCGACAGCTTGATTGATGCCGGAATTCCTCAGAAGCTGGTGGTGGGTGTCAGTCAGGGTTGGCGGCTCGGAGGGGCGTGCAAAACAGCAGAGCGAAAACTTACCGAAGGAGCGCTGAAGCATGCCACCCAACCACTTATGAACTGGTGCGTGGGTAATGCCAAGGTGGTGATCAGCGCCAATGCGCCTCTGGTAACAAAGGGTGCCAGTGGTATCGGTAAGATTGACCCCCTAATGGCGCTGTTTAACGCTATCCACCTGATGGCGCTAAATCCAGCGTCACCGAAAAAAGAATACAGCGTGTTTTTCATATAGAAATTCCGCTTTCAACGACCCGCTCAGGCGGGTTTTTTCGTTTCTGGAGAAAGGGAAATGAAGAATCAGCACGCCGTAAGCCTTCTGATCGTGAAGGCTGTCAATGAAGACACGCGGGAAATTACCGGCATTGCGACAACGCCATCACCTGATCGTTATGGCGACATTGTGATGCCTGAAGGGGCAAAGTTTCAGTTGCCTATTCCACTGCTCTGGCAGCATGACCATCAGTCCCCTATCGGGCAGGTGACCAGCGCAAAGGTTACCGCTGAGGGGATTGAGATCAAAGCCACACTGGCTAAAGCTGATGCCCCCAGTCAACTGGCAGCCCGGCTTGAAGAAGCCTGGCAGAGCATCCGGCTTGGCCTCGTTAAGGGCTTATCAATCGGCTTTCGCCCGATTGAATACGCCTATATCGATGAAGGCGGCATCCGGTTCACGAGCTGGGAATGGTACGAGCTCTCAGTAGTCACAGTACCGGCCAACGCCGAAGGCACAATTCAGACCGTTAAATCTATCGACGAGAGACTGCGCGCCGCGTCAGGCAAACCGCATATCGTGTCGCAAATCACAAAATCCGCTGGCGATACAGCACCCAAACCCGTTCAAATTAAAGGAAACTCAATGAATATTGCAGAGCTTATCAAAAGCTATGAAGCTAAACGTGCATCGCTGGCGGGCGCAATGGAATCCATTATGACCAAGGTCGCCGATGAAGGGCGCACCCTGGATGCTGAAGAGGATGAGCTGTACGAACAGCATTCTTCTGAAATCAAATCAGTGGACGTTCACCTTTCTCGCCTGCGCGATATGGAAGCTACCAAGGCCGCTACCGCTACGCCGGTAACAAAAGCAGCTAACGGCAGCGTTGTGAATACTTCTTCAGTTCATGCCCCGGGCGTGATCCGTGTAGAGAAAAAGCTGGAGAAAGGCATTGGTTTTGCTCGATTCGCTAAATGTCTGGCCGCAGCAGGTGGCAGCCGCAGCGATGCGCTGGAAATCGCAAAGGCTCAGTATCAGGACGACGCAAAGCTGCATCACGTTATTAAGGCTGCTGTAGGCGCAGGTTCGACAACCGATCCAAAATGGGCTGGCAGCCTGGTTGAATATCAGGAATATGCGCAGGACTTCATAGAATTCCTGCGTCCGCAGACGCTGATTGGTCGCTTCGGTCAGGGCAACATTCCTGCGCTGCGAAGTGTGCCGTTCAACGTGCGTATTCCCGCGCAGACGTCAGGCGGATCGGCTAACTGGGTTGGTCAGGGTAAAGCCAAGCCGCTGACAAAATTCGATTTCGAATCCATCACCTTCGGTTTTGCCAAAGTGGCCGCAATTGCTGTTCTTACGGACGAGCTTATCCGCTTCTCTAACCCGGCTGCTGATGCTCTGGTACGTAATGCGCTGGCAGAAGCGGTTATTGCTCGTCTGGACACTGACTTTATCGACCCCGCTAAAGGTGAGGTGACCAACGTATCGCCTGCCTCAATCACCAACGGAATTGCTGGTATCCCGTCTACCGGAAATCCTGACGATGATGCGGCGGCAGCGTTTGCCACCTTTGTGACTGCCAACCTGCAGCCAACCGGCGCAGCGTGGCTCATGTCCAGCACTACGGCGCTCTCTCTGTCTATGCGTAAAAATGCGCTGGGCCAGAAAGAATATCCTGAAATGAGCATGCTGGGTGGTACGTTCCAGGGGCTGCCGGTGGTCGTTTCTCAGTACGTTGGTAATCAACTGGTTCTGGTTAATGCGCCGGATATCTACCTGGCTGATGATGGCGGTGTGGCTGTTGATATGTCCCGCGAAGCATCCCTAGAGATGGAGAGTGCGCCGACCGGTGACAGCCTGACGCCGACTCCGGTTGAAATGGTTTCCATGTTCCAGACTAACAGCGTGGCAATCCGCGCTGAGCGCTGGATCAACTGGAAGCGCCGCCGTACTGCGGCAGTTGCCGTAATCTCAGGTGTTAACTACAGCGCTAACGCTGGCAGCTAAGGAGTTGCGGGGAGAAATCCCCGCACTTTTCTGTATGAAACAGGTTCGTTATCTGAAAAGCACCCACGATGCGCATGCGGGTGAAAAACGCTTTCTGCGTGACGATCACGCTGAGGTTCTTCGCTTAACCGGCCATGTCGAATTTATTGATGTCGTCGAGAAGAAGGCCAGGAGCCAGAAAAAGAATTGACCCTCAGGAGAAGCAGCCAATGTTTGGTTTCCGCAAAAAGCCCAGGGAAGAAAAGGCGCTTCAGGCTGCGAGTGGTGGCGGCTGGCGCAGAATTTTTGAATCGTTTACAGGTGCGTGGCAGCGAAACATCGAAGTCGATGCCACGACTGTTCTTGCCTATCACGCCGTTTTTTCGTGTATTTCACTTATTTCAGCGGATGTAGCTAAGATGCCGCTTCTTCTCAAAAAGAAGCTGGAAAATGGTATTTGGGCCGATCACAGCGACCTGAGTATTTCACCGCTTCTGAGAAAGCCAAACAGTTTTCAGACCCGGATGCAGTTCTTCGAAAACTGGATGAATTCAAAACTTGCAGACGGTAATACATATGTCCTGAAGCTCCGGGATGATAAAGGCAGGGTCACGCAGTTGCGCGTGCTGGACTTCAATAAAGTGACACCCTATGTGACAGATGATGGTGAAATTTTCTATCAGGTCCGTCCTGATAATGTTCACGGCCTAGAGCAACAGGTGATGGTTCCGGCTCGTGAAATTATCCATGACCGGTTTAACTGTTTCTTCCATCCGTTATGTGGTCTGTCACCGATATATGCCTGCGGTCTCACCGCAATGCAGGGCGATGCCATCCTGACTAATTCTGCCAACCATTTCAAAAATGGTGGTAAACCCGGAGGTGTGATTACCGTTCCAGGCGCAGTCGATCAGGACAAAGCGCGGGAGATTAAACAGAGCTGGGATGAAGGCTACTCCGGTGCTAACGCAGGTAAGACTGGTTTACTTGCTGATGGCGCTTCATTTTCATCCATTGCGATGACAGCGGTTGATGCGCAGATGGTTGAGCAGCTGAAGCTGACTGCCGAAATCATCTGCTCAACGTTCCACGTTCCGATATACAAGGTGAACACCTCCTCTACGCCTTCTTATAACAACATCGAGGCTCTTGACCAGGGCTATTACTCACAGTGCCTTCAGACACACATTGAAGGGATTGAGCTTCTGCTTGATGAAGCTTTCGATCTGGATGCGCAGACCGGTGTTGAGTTTGAGCTTAATACGCTGATTCGAATGGACACTGAAGGCCGCTATAAGACTTACAGTGAAGGTATTGGTGCCGGCTTCCTTACTCCTAATCAGGCTCGCATAAGTGAAAATATGTTGCCTGTTGAAGGCGGAGACACGCCATACCTGCAGCAGCAGAACTATGCGCTGTCAGCCCTGGCTAAAAGGGATGCCAGCGATGATCCGTTCGGAACTCAATCCAAATCTGAAGCGGCCGCCACGCCGCTGCCAACTGTTGACGATGAAAGCAGCAAGGCTTTTACAGAGCAAGAGCACTTCATGGTCAAAGCCATGCTGAAAGGACTGCTTACCCATGAATGAACGTGACATGTCAATGCTGAAGGCTGTCAGTGAGGCAGTGAAAGAGCAGCTGGCAGCAGTACACAAAAAGTACGAATCTGCCTTCCAGTTGCAGGCGATTAAAATAGCCGAACTGGAAAAAAAACTGAGTGAATGCCAGACGGCTCCTGTCGATGTGCCGTCAATCATCAAATCTGTACTGGATCAGATTGAGGTGCCGGCAGCGTCCGAACTGCCGGATATCGCGCAGATGGTGAAAGATGCCGTGGCGGACATTCCCACACCTGCTGCACCCGAGCCGCCAGAACTTCCCGACATCGGTAAGATGGTTCGTGATGCTGTCGCTGAGATCGAATTGCCGAAACCAGAGACGCTGCCGGATATTGTGCAGATGGTGAAAGATGCCGTGGCGGAAATACCAAAGCCGGAAGATGGTGAGCCTGGCGAAGATGGTAAAGACGCGCTACAGCTCGAAATCCTGCCGACGATTGATACTGAGAAAGCATATCCGCGCGGAACCTATGCCATTCATAAGGGCGGACTGTGGCGATCGTATCAGAAAACCACGGGCATGAACGGGTGGGAATGTCTGGTCGATGGCATCAGTGATATCGATATCACTCAGTCTGATGAGCGTAATTTCACCGTCACCGCGATCAAATCAAGTGGTGAAAAAACAGAAAAAACGTTCAGCGTACCGGTGATGATTTACCGCGACATTTTCAAAGAAGGTGAACAGTATTGCCGGGGCGACAGTGTTACGTGGGGAGGTTCGGTCTGGTACTGCCATGAGGAGACAGGCGATAAGCCAGGAGAGGATGGCTCGAAAGGCTGGAAGCTGGCGGTTAAGCGTGGTCGCGATGCGAGGGCTAAGTGATGCTTGAATTTGTTACGCTTGATGAAGCCAAGGCCCATCTGAGGATTGATACGGATGCCGGTGATCAGGACCTGCAACTTAAAATCTATTCAGCCAGCGCTGCTGTGTTTGATTACATCCAGGGGAGCCGTAAAAAGGTTGTTGGCGATGACGGTAACGTTATTGCAGATGCACCCGAACTACCGAGAGTAAAGCAGGCCACGTTGATTTTAGTGGGTATCCTTGACCGTATCCGCAGTGGTGAAGAAGAAAATCATTATCGACAGGGGCAGTTACCTTTCTCTGTGACTAGCCTGATTTACTCCCTACGCTCTCCATCCATTTGTTGAGGTGCTTATGAGTGGATTAAAAGCTGGTGAGCTTGATAAACGTATATCCATTTTACACAACGAGTCATCGAAAGGAGAGCTGGGAGAAATTATTCCCGGCGCACTTAACCCCGTACTTCCTGCTGTGTGGGCCAAAGCCGAAAACATTTCAAACCGCAAAATTCGCAGTATGGATCAGCAACAGATTGTTGAGACATGGCAGTTCACTATCCGACCGCGTATCGATGTTCAGACGGACTGGAAAATAAGCTGGGGGAAAGAAATTTATACCATCAGGGCCGTTGATCGCAGCAGGCGTGATCGTGCCGTCATCACTGCTGAAAGGGATGTGCGTCATGATTGAGTCAGGCATTTACAAAGCCCTTCAGTCGTTGTCCGAACTGCAGGTTTACCCCTTACTCATTCCTGACACTGAGCAGGAGGGTATTACCTATCAGCGTATTTCTGACCCCGAGATTGAAAATGGTCTTGTCAGAACGTCGCTGGTGGCGGGGCGCTTCCAGATTTCCTTTGTCAAAGTCTCTGATTATACCGGTCTTCTGGCGCTGGATAATCAACTCTGGCAGATGTGGAAGGGCATCAGGCATGGTGATATTGGCGGCTATCCGGTTCAGTACGTTGAGCGCGGTTCTCTGCAACAGGATAAATCCACGCTGCCTAATAACGCCGTTCAGTACCGCCTGAGCAGGGATTTCATCATCTATTTCAGTGAGGTGTGAATGTGCTGAGCATGCAGGTTACAGGGCTTGATGAGCTTGAACGTAAGCTTATCGCCCTGGGTGAAAAAGCCGGTACAAAAGTTTTGCGCGACGCTGGCCGCGCTGCACTTGAAATCGTTGAGCAGGACATGAAAGTGCACGCAGGTTACGACGAGTCCGCAAAGGGCCCGCACATGCGTGACTCCATCAAAATCCGTTCCACAACCCGCACCAAAGGCAATGCAGTCGTCGTGCTTCGTGTCGGACCGAGTAAACAGCACTTCATTAAAGCGTTGGCTCAGGAGTTCGGCACTATAAAACAGGTTCCATCTCCCTTTATCCGTCCGGCGCTGGATTACAACAAATCCCGCGTCCTCAGAATCCTCGCGGTTGAAATACGGGACCGCATTCAAAACAACGGGTAGCAGCCGCTACCACTTCAACAGAGAGAAAATCATGGCTGATAATAAAACTTCGCCAGAATACGCGATGCTGCCTGCTGGCACCGTGGTTATGTGGGGCGCGGCTGGCGCGGCGGTTTCCGCAATGAAACCGCTGATTAACTGTAAGGCACTTGGCGCAACGGGCCAGACGGGCGGCTTCGTTGACTGCACCACGCTCATTGATACGAGCAAACAGTTTATTTCTGACCTGCCTGAAGGGCCTGAAAAATCACTTGGCTTTGTGGACGACCCATCTAACACCGATTTTGCGGCCTTCCTCAACGCTGCGCAAAACCGTCAGACGGTGCAGTTTTACGTCGAACTGCCAAACGGTCGCACCGCCAACATGGTGCTGGCGCTGTCTGGCTGGCAGATGAATGAAATCACCGCACCTGCCAGTGAAGTCATTCAGATCACCGTCCAGGGTAAGCAAAACAATATTCAGTGGGGCGTTGCTTCCGGCTCTTAATTCTTAAACAGCGCCGCTGTCATGGCGGCTTTAATTCCTCAGCAGGTAAATTCTGATGTCAGATAATTTCGATATTTCTAAGCTCAAGTCACTGTTGCTGCAACCAAAGAACACCGCCGTCAAAACTGAAATGTTCGGCACCCCCGTTTATATCCGCCGCCGCACCGCTGGTGAGCTCATCAGCTATGAAGAGGCGCTGGATAAGGCTCAGGAAAGCGGCAATGTCCGTGCTATTTCAGAAATGAGCGTTCAGCTTGTCATTGACAGCCTGGTCAATTCAGACGGCTCAGCCATTCCCCCAGAGCTGCTGCCCACGGCGGCTGAGCTTATTGATTCGCATGACAATCCAGCCCTAATGGAAGCGATTGAGCGCGTTAAAACGCATGCTATCGGCAAGCTGGAAGAAGCGGAAAAAAACTAACGGGCTCGCCGTGGCTCCAGCTTATTTTCTGGCTGGCTGACAGGTGGGGCGAACCTGACCCCTCCGTCATAGCGGCGCTGCCCTGTGACGTGCTGAACCACTGGCGGGCGTACTTCCTTCAACAGGGAATTCTGAAACAGCCTGGCCATGAAAACACTTCTTCTGTCGCAACCCCACATCACCCTGCAGGTAACGTAGCTGCGCCTGACGTCAGTCAGCAGTGTGATGCTGTCATGAGGGCGTTAATGTAATGTCTGATGTCGCTTCCCTTGCCGTAGGGCTTCACCTCAATGCGGCCAACTTCAAAACGCAGCTTATCGGCGCGTATGGCGATGCTAACAAACAGTCTCGCCAGTTCAACCGACAGGCGCAGGATGATGCCAAAAAGACTGAAGAGGCCTATAAACGGGTAACCTCCACGGTAAGCGGCCTGGCTGGTCGCATCGCCGGGCTGGCTGGCGTCGGTTTTTCGCTGGGTGCGATTATTCAGACCTCGCGGCAATACTCACAGGCACTGTCTGACCTGTCATCTATTACCGGCGCAACGGGTGACAAGCTCCGCGCCCTCGATCAGGCCGCGCAGCAGATGGGGCGCACCACAGAGTACAGTGCCAGTCAGGCGGTTGAAGCGTTGAAGTTGATGGCTTCGGCTAAGCCGGAACTGCTTGAAACGGCTGACGGACTGCAAAATGCCACCAACAGCGCACTTCTCCTGGCTCAGGCTGGCGGTAGTACACTGCCTGATGCCACGCGCACGCTGGCACTGTCACTTAACCAGTTCGGCGCGGGGGCTGAGCAGGCAGACCGTTACATTAACGTGCTGGCTGCAGGTGCCAAATTTGGTGCGTCTGAAATTAACGACACCGCCGCCGCGATTAAAAATGGTGGTGTGGCCGCAGCGCAGGCCGGGATCGGATTTGAAACGCTCAATGCTGCTATTCAGGTGCTGGCTTCGCGTGAAATCAAAGGCGGTGAAGCGGGTACCGCGCTGCGTAACATCATCCTGAACCTCGAAAAAGGTACGGACAAGACGCTCAAGCCTTCGGTTGTCGGGCTGAGCAAAGCGCTGGAGAATCTTGCAGGCAAAAACCTCTCTACGGCGCAGGCCGTTAAGCTGTTTGGCGTAGAGAACATCAACGCCGCCTCCATTCTTACCAGCAACCGAGTAAAACTTGATGAGCTGACCAAATCGCTTACCGGCACGCAGACAGCCCACGAGCAGGCCGCTGTAAGGGTTAATAACCTGAACGGCGATCTGATGGGGCTGACGAGTGCCTTTGAAGGTTTGATTATCAAGGTCGGTCAGTCTGGTAATGGTCCGCTGCGATCCGGTGTTCAGAGCATTACAGAATCCGTCAACGCTCTGGCTGATAACTTCAATACCGTTGCCTCGGTCGCGCTCTATACGCTGATTCCGGTCCTGTCTACCAAACTGACTGCCGGGCTGAGGGAAAGCGTGACCTCCTGGGCTGCTAACGAAATGGCAGTCAGAAGAAATGCATTACAGCAGGCCGAAATTGCTAAGCAGACCATTGCAGCGGCACAGGCCACGCGTTTACAGGCTCAGGAAGAGGCCCGTTACCTTGGCACGCGCACAGCGGCAAACGCTGCAGCGGGCATCAATGTCGGGTACCAGAAAGAACAGGTCGCGCTAAGTCGCACGATAAGAGAGTCCAGAATTGCTGAAACGGCGGCAATTGAGCGGCTTGTGGCGGCTAATTCACAGCTTTCCCTTAGTGCGCGGGCGGCATCAGTCGCTACAGGGCTGGCGAGGGGGGCTTTCTCACTCATTGGTGGGCCGGTGGGTGCGGCGATGCTGGCCGGTTCTGCGTTACTTTATTTTCATGAGCAGGCGAAGCAGGCCCGTCAGTCAGCGCTTGATTTGAAAGGTGCGGTCATTGAAACAACGGCTGCGCTGATGCAGTTATCTGACAAGCAGCTTTCAGTTAAGCAGCTCGATCTGCAGGACCAGTATGAAAATCAGGTCACTCAGCGAAACCAACTGATTAAAGAAATTCAGGATGCTGACAGTCGTATCGACAGCCTGAAAGGATTTGATCCCTTCGGTCAGCTGTCGGGCGTAGAAAAAGGTAAGACTCGCGCAGAAGCTGACCTTGAGTCGGTAAACACTGGCCTCAAAACGCTCAAAGACAACATGGAGAATGTCGATAAGGCGCGTTTTCTGGTCAAAACGGGCATAGCCGATTCTGCTAAAAACCTTAAAAGTGATATCCAGGCGGCAACTGCGGCGGCAGCTGGTGTGGGTAAAGTTGAATCCCCCTGGGGCGGAGAGGACCCAGCGAAGACTGATAAAAAGGCCGCGCAGGCGCTTAAGCAGTTTCAGTCCCTGCGCAATGAGATAGAGCAGGCGCACGCTTCCAGCCTGGAAAAAATTAACCTTCAGGAAAAGGTATCGCAGGAAAAAATCCTGAAGGAGGCTAAAGCCTCTGGTGTGAGTCAGGCTGAAGTTCAGCGCGTGATGACTCTCAACGCGGCAAACTATCAACAGCAGCGTCAGGAACTGGCTGAACAGTATTCTCCGGCTAAAGCGGTTATGCGTCAGGAATCAGAGGCAAGTCGGGGCCTTAAGCAGCTTTATGCCGCCCGCCTGATGACAGAGCAGGAGTATCAGTCAGCGCGTATCACCCTTGCAAATGACTCCGCTCAAAAGCTTATTCAGGCACAGGCCAGCCGCACGGCAGCGCCGAAGCTGAACATATCGGGTGAAGTTGACCCGATCGCGCAGCTGCAGAATCAGTTAGTGCAACAGCAGAGCCTTTACGATGCCTACTATGCCAACGGTAAACTCAGCAAGGAAACCTATGAAGCGCTGATGCAGAAATCCTCAAGGGATTCAGCAGATGCGCAGTATCAGGCTGCTCTTAATCTGTATGCAGGACAAAGCACGCTGAATAAAGGGATTGTGAGCCTGGCGGAAGCAGCGTCGGAGAGAGTGACTAACTCCCTGACAGGGTTGCTTACTGGCACACAGTCTTTTAAGGAGAGCATTTCAAACCTGTTTGCCTCGCTGGCGCAAAGCGTCATTAAAAGCCTGGTTGAAATGACCGCACAGGCGCTGCTCACCAAAACAGTGCTGTCATCCTTTATGAGCTTCGGCGGTTCCGCACTAGGTGCCGTCGGGTCAGGTGTGGCGGCATCGGCGGGCAGTACCGGCGCGATGGGCATGAGTACCAGTTATCAGGGGTTTGACAGTGGCGGCTTCACGGGTGTTGGTGGCAAGAACGATCCGGCAGGTGTGGTCCATAAAGGTGAATTCGTTTTCACTAAAGAGGCAACGGAGCGTATTGGCGTTTCAAATCTTTACGACATGATGCGCGGCTATGCTGACGGTGGTCTGGTTACTGCACCCACAGAGCGGCCTGTGGCGTCCGGCGCGGCGCGTTCTGGTGGTTCTCCGGTAATCAATATTGGCGATACGGTTGTTCATATCAGCGGATCGTCTGACAGTGGTGACGCAGGTACTGAAAAAACTGCATCAGCAGCGAAACAGCTAAAGGGAATAATCCGCAAAGAAGTTAATGATTGGGCTAAATCACAAATGACTCCTGGCGGGGTTCTCTACAACGGGCGGCAGTAACAATGGCGACAGACACTTTTAAATGGGAAGTCAGGCTGCAGGCCAGTGAGCAGGTTAATGTCTCAACAAATACTGCGCAGTTTGGGGACGGTTATAAGCAGGTGTCCGGTCGCGGTATCAATGATGAGTCTGAAACCTGGTCGCTGACCTGTAACGGCAGGAAGGCCGTCATCGCCGAGCTAAGGGCCTTTCTTAAAGCACACGTTGCCAGTTCATTCTGGTGGACCAATCCATGGGGTGAGAAAAAGCTGTTCAGGGTTAAGGCTGATTCAATTAATCCCAGATTCATCAACGGTGATTTTGTGGAGATCACTTTCACCTTTGAACAGGCATTTGCTCCGTGACATGTCACGATATAACAGGACGCCACGGCGTCCTTTTTTTATGGGTGAAAAATGAGCTTTAATCAGGATGTACAGACGCTTGAGCCTGGCAGTCTGGTGCAGTTGATTGAAATTGACGGAACTGATTTTGGGCTTGATACCGTGCTTCGCTTTCACGCCTACAACATTGCTTCAGACGGGTGGAAATCCTTTGCGGCTGAAAACCTGCCTTCAATCATCTGGCAGGGGAATGAGTACGATCCGCACCCTTACGAGCTGAGTGGCGTTGAAATGACCAGCTCAGGGACGCAGCCAACACCAAAACTATCAGTCGGGAACGTGGGTAACTACGTCACCGCGCTTTGCCTGCAGTTTGATGATTTGGTAAAAGCCAAAGTCAAAATACATACCACGATGGTGAAGTATCTGGATGCGGCTAACTGGACGGCGGGTAACCCTAACGCGAACCCACAGGAAGAGCGGCTTCAGGTTTTCTACGTCAATTCCAAGACCGCCGAAAACCGAAATCAGGTTGATTTTGAGCTGTGCTCCCCCTTTGATATTCAGAGCCTGCAGCTACCTTCCCGTCAGATTACGCCTGTCTGCACCTGGTGTATGCGTGGCTGGTACCGCACCGGAACCGGCTGTGACTATGCCGGTACCCGTTATTTTGCCAAAGACGGTTCAGCGACTTCAGACCCGTCAAAGGACGTTTGCGGTGGTCGCCTGGCTGACTGTAAGGCGCGTTTTGGTGACAGCGAGCCGCTGCCATTTGGGGGGTTCCCCGCTGCCAACCTTCAGGGGAAATAGCGATGCGTGAAAAGCTGATGTCGGCAATACGCGAACACGTAGCCGCAGAATACCCGAAAGAAGCCTGCGGGCTGGTGGTTCAGGCAGGCAGGGCGCAGAGATATATTCCCTGTAAAAATATCTCAGAAAACACGACCGAGCATTTTGCAATTTCCCCAGATGAAAAGCGCCAGGCTGAGCAGCAGGGTTCGGTTTTGATGGTTATTCACTCTCACCCGGACGTACCTCTACTTATCCCCTCTGAACGTGACCGGGTGCAGTGCGACTATTCCGGCGTGGAGTGGGGGATCATGTCCTGGCCGGATGGCGATTTCTGCACCATCAGCCCCCGGGGAGAACGTGAACTTGTCGGGCGTCAGTGGGTGCTGGGCTTTGCTGACTGCTGGACGCTCATCATGGATTACTACCGTCAGGAACACGGCATCACGCTGAATAACTGGTCGGTGGATTATGAATGGTGGCTGGACGGCAAAGAAAACCGTTATGACGATAACTGGCAGGCGGAGGGCTTTATCGAAGTGTCACTTCAGGACATGCGCGAAGGCGACATGATCATGATGCGCATTCAGTCGCCCGTCACCAATCATGCGGCGATTTACTTGGGTAACAACCTCATTCTTCATCATAACTCGGGCAATTTATCCACGCGCGTTCCCTATGGCGATTACTGGCGTAACCGCACTGTGCGTGTTGTGCGCCGAAAGGAGCTGGCTGATGCTTAAGACGATGCGATTAAAAGGGATCATGGCAAAAAAGTTTGGGCCGGTTCACCGTTTCCACGTTGCAGACCTGCGCGAACTTATCCGCGCTATGTGTTCACAGGTGCCGGGCTTCAAAAAGTACGTATCTAACGCGCACCTCAATGGCGTTCGTTTTGCTTTGTTCAGTGGCAAAGACAATATCTCGCTGCAGGAGTTTGATATGTGCTCTGCGTCTGCTGAGTTTGAAATGGAGCCAATCATTGAAGGTTCCAAGCGCGGTGGCACGCTACAAATAATCATTGGTGCTGTTGCTATTGTGGCCGCGTTTTTTACAGCAGGGGCGTCTCTGGCTGCATATGGCGCTGCGCTTGGCACTGCAACAGCAGCAGGCTTTGCAACAACCGCGCTAACCAGTCTGGGCATCAGCATGTTACTCGGCGGTGTGGTTCAGATGCTGACTCCGCAGCCCAAGTTCAACGTTGGCGCGTCATCCAGCACGGACAACAAGCCTAATTATGCTTTCGGTGCGCCTGTTAACACCGTTGCGATGGGGTATCCGGTTCCGGTCCTTTACGGCGAACGTGAGATTGGCGGGGCGATAATCAGCGCGGGCAGCTTTACCAGCGATCAGCAATAAAATTCTTTATTACCACAGGCCACCTTCGGGTGGCTTTTTTTTGGGTGAAATATGCGGCTACTTGACGGCGAAATTATTTACCAGGGTAACAAGGGCGGTGGCGGCGGTGAGGCGCACACGCCTGTTGAACAGCCAGACGACCTGCTTTCCGTAGCCAAATTAAAAATGCTGCTTGCGATCTCTGAAGGCGAAATTCAGGGAGACTTAACGGCGCAGCAGATTTACCTGAACGACACGCAGCTTGCCAATGATGACGGCACTTATAATTTCACTGGCGTGGTGTGGGACTGGAGGAAGGGCACGCAGGACCAGACCTACATTCCGGGCATGCCGGAAGTGGATAACGAGCTGTCCGTTGGCGTGACCGTCACACAGTCGGTGCCCTGGACGCGCCAGTATACCAACCTGTCGCTGGATGCCGTGCGCATCAAGCTCAGCCTTCCTGTGCAGTATCAGTACAAAGACAACGGCGACATGGTCGGCACGGTGACGCAGTATGCAATTGACCTGTCAACAGATGGCGGTTCATGGGCGCAGGTCGTGGACGGTCGTTTCAGTGGCAAAACCACATCGGAATACCAGCGCGATCACCGCATCACCCTTCCGCGTGCAACAAGCGGCTGGTCAGTGCGCGTACGCCGGATCACCGCAGATTCGAATTCCTCAAAGCTCATTAACGCCTTCAAAGTCTTTTCATTCGCAGAGGTCATCGACAGCAAACTGCGCTACCCCAATACAGCCCTGCTTTATATTGAAGTCAATGCGCAGCAGTTTAACGGCCAGGCTCCGAAAATCACCTGCAAACCTAAAGGTAAGCTGGTGCGCGTTCCGACCACGTATGACCCGGTAAGCCGCACTTACAGCGGTAGCTGGTCCGGTGATTTCAAATACGCTTATACCAACAACCCTGCGTGGATTTTTTACGACCTGGTACTGGATAAGATTTACGGGATGGGAAACCGCGTTGATGCGTCCATGATTGATAAGTGGGAGCTTTACAGCATCGCGCAGTACTGCGATGAGCCGGTGTCCAATGGCGCGGGCGGTACTGAGCCGCGCTTTACCTGCAACGTATTCATTCAGAGCCAGCAGGACGCCTACACCGTTCTGAAGGACATTGCCGCTATCTTCCGTGGTATCACTTTTTGGGGTAATAACCAAATATTCATCAACGCCGACGTGCCGCAGGTGGACTCCAGCGGCAACGTTGATGTGGATTTTGTCTATCACGCCGCAAACGTCATTGACGGCATGTTCAGCTACGCCGGAGGCAGTTACAAGAACCGCTATTCATCCTGTCAGGTTAGCTGGTCAGACCCAGTAAACCATTATTCCGATACAGTTGAGGGTGTTTACGATTCAGAGCTGGTGCAGCGCTATGACGTCCGGGAGATGAGCCTGACGGCGATTGGCTGTACGTCACAGAGTGAAGCGCACCGCCGTGGCCGCTGGGCTATTCTGTCGAACGCCAAAGACGGCACGGTATCCTTCGGCGTTGGCCTGGACGGTTATATTCCGGTTCCGGCTGAAATCATTGGCGTTGCTGATCCGTTCCGAAGTGGCAGGCAAAACGGCGGACGGCTGAGTTCGGTTAACGGGCGAAACTTCGGCCTGGACCGCGCCATTGATTACGCTGCTGGCGACAGACTTGTGGTGAATCTGCCGGACGGAACGGCACAGACACGCACCATATCCGCCGTCAGTGACGATAAAAAAACAGTAACGGTTGCTACCGCGTTCAGAATGCAGCCTGTTGCCGGTGCAGTCTGGGCGATAGACAGTGACAATCTGGCTATCCAGTACTTTCGCGTCACTTCAATCTCCGGCAATGACGATGGCACCTTTACTGTCGCGGGCGTCCAGCATGACCCGAACAAGTACCGCTACATTGATGATGGTGTGCGCATTGAGCCAGCGCCCATCACCGTCACCCCTATAAATGTTCTCAAGGCTCCGGTTAATATCAAACTGGCAGAGGTCAGCTACGTTGAGCAGGGGCTGTCTGTGGCCTCCATGCAGGCCACATGGGACAGGGTAGAAGGTGCAATCAGCTACGTGGCTCAGTGGCGCAAGGACAAGGGCGACTGGGTTAACGTCAGCCAGACCAGCGCACAGAGCTTCAGCATTCGCGGCGTTTACAGCGGTGTTTATGACGTGCGCGTCAGGGCGGTGAATGCTGCTGAAGTCTCATCACCCTGGGGATTTTCCGACAGCACGACAATCACAGGCAAGACAGGCAAACCGGGAACGCCGGTTAACCTGATGGCCACAGACAACGTGGTATGGGCTATCGATGTCACATGGGGTTTTCCTGATGGCTCAGGCGACACGGCTTACACCGAGATTCAGGTTGCCACAACCGCTGATGGACAGAATCCACAGTTCCTTGCTTATGTACCCTATCCGGGTGTGAGCTTTCAGCACGGCCCGATGTCTGCTGGCGTTCGTCGCTGTTACCGCGCCCGGCTGGTGGACAAGATAGGGAATACCGGTGACTGGACAGGCTTTAAAGCGGGTATGTCCAACGTCAACGCTGACGAGCTGATAGGTAGCGTGGTTGAACAATACCTTCAGTCTGAAGACGGCAAGGCCCTGCTGACGCCGCTCATTACCGACCCGAAAGCGCTGGCCGAAAGCATTCTGGCCAATTATGACGATGTGCAACAACAGTGGGCCAACTATGGAGAGAACCGCGCCGGGATCATTGAGGCCAGAAAGGTTGCAGCGGATGCACAGAGTTCAGTTGCTGAACTGAACACAACCGTTACAGCCGGATTCAAAGCCACTAATCAGGCTGTCGCTGATAACTCCGCAGCGATTCAGCAAAAAATGACTGCCTATGCTGATGCTAACGGCGGTTCGGCCATTTACACGCTGAAGGCGGGTATCAGCTATGGGGGCGTGAACTATGACGCGGGTATGTCTGTTGCCGTGACCATCAACGGCTCTCAGGTCAACACGCGCTTTGCAGTCAATGCCAACCAGTTCGTCGTTATCAATGGCAGCGGAAATAACGTCTATTCACCCTTCGTTATAAAAGACGGTCAGGTGCTAATCAGCCAGGCGTTCATAGGTACTGCATGGATAGGAAGGGGGAATATTACTGATGTTCTCCAGTCTGATAATTACGTTCAGAATCAGGTGGGCCTCAGCATCAATTTCAAGACCGGTGTTATTGAAAACTATGGCTCCGTTTCTGGCGAAGGAAAGTATAAACAGACAAATACCGGAATATCAGTATTGTCTGCTGATGGTTCGCTGGTTCAGGTTGGGCGTTTAACTGGAGAGTTTTGATGGCTAATTGGGGTTTTGGAACGTGGGATGCTCAGGGCCGAGATACCAATACCGGGATAGTAAGAATTTTGGTAGCCGGGACCCTCGAAGTGGCAAATGGTCAACAGAGCGGATCATTTTCCTTTCAGGTTCCGGCTGGCTATTATCTTGATTATACCTTTCAGGCTAATATGGGTACTTCGCCCAGGGGAAGGCGAAGGGTAAGTATCTCAGGCAATAATTTCAGCATCAGTTCCGCAGGCGATTCTGATTACTCAACAGGAACGCTACAGGCCTATGCAGGAACATTTCTTTTTTTTGTCAGGAAATAGAATATGGATTTCGGGGTTGCTCTTTCTGATAATTCTGGTAATCCCTTTTACATAAAAGGGACCATGCCATTAACACTGATGGGAAAACAAACTTTTTCTATACCTTCAGGTGGGTTAGGATCGGCGGTGGTGCATGAGAACGATAACGTTCTAAGGTTGTTTTACTATGATGCATCTGGAGGTGATGGTTATGCTTTCTATTCCAGAGACACCCAAAATCGAGGAGTCCTTACATACGGAGGCAATAACAGAGCATGCGTTATAACCCTATACACATTTGGATACCAGTATCAAAATCCTCCTAAATTCGGCATAGGTATTTTTGATAATGCCTCTCCGCGTCGTTGCATCATTCATAATCAGTCTAAAGTCCTCAGTAATGTTCAGAATCTCGGAACAGAAGGGGATGAGAATGCTGGCTACAAAATTTCGGTAAATCTCTCAGGGCGGTGGGCCATAAGCCCGGTAATGACAGGATTAATTACGGGTGTGATCAATCAGGGTGGGCAGGCCTATCCTTTTCAGTCAGTTTTTTATGCCAGATCACTTTATGATGGAAATAGTTCAGCTATTGCTTCAATATTAGACAAAGGTGTTCCCACCGGTGGTGTAAGCAATGTCACGTATTCCAACTTCCGAAATAGAATTTTCGCTGTCGATATGTCAAGATATTAAATTAGATCTTTAAGATCGAATGTTCAGTTTGAAATAATATACATAATGAAATAAAAAAATGGAAACCAGTTTAAGGAAGAAAAATGAAAGCGATTGCTGTTTTATTTCCGTTATTATTTATCTCTGGGTGTCAGACTTTGCCGCCTGTACAGTGCACCGCAACAGCCAGCATCGGCGGTCAGGATACCACTGTTCAGATATACGGCGTCAGAAAGCAGGCTAACCAGACACAGTATTACGCCGGAAACCCCTTCGGGTGGAAGTGGGTATCAAAAAACAACTTCACGCAGTCTACGTGCGAAAAATAAGCAATAAACCAATCATTAAGAACCCGGCCATTGAGCCGGGTTTTTTATTACCCGGAGATCGCCATGTCAGCAGGCACTATCGCATTAACCAATAACTCAGCCACAGTAAACGGAAGCGGAACCAGCTTTACAACAGAGCTAAAAACGGGCGATTTCGTTTACGTCACGGTAGGTGGCGCACCTTACACGCTGGTGGCCGCGAACATTACATCCGATACACAGATGACCCTGGCAGTTGCGTTTGATGGCCCGACAACCAGCGGGTTAGCCTGGAATGCTGTGCCAGCACCTTTGCAGGTGGCTATTACGCAAAAAATCCTCAATGACTTTGCCAGCGTAGCGCGCGGGCGCATTCTTGATTTTCAGAACTGGCAGGCCATCTACAGTAATGCAGCGTCAGTTACGGTGACCAGACCTGACAGAACGCAGTTCACGGGGCCGAGCTGGGGCTACATGGCCGACCAGTACAATAACAAAGCCAACTCCAGTGATGTTTTGCGGAAAGACGATAATCTGAAGAGTCTTGCCGATAAGGGGACGGCAAGAAGCAATCTCGGCGTTGGCTCACGGTCTTCGGTTGAATTCGGCTCTCTGGAGTTAATAGCGGATGTCCCCTACATCGATTTCCACACAGGCAGCTCCACCAAAGATTACACCTGCCGAATCACCAACGGCCCTGAGAACACCTTAAATGTGACATATGGAACATCGAAAGGAACCGGGGTGCTGGCAATAAACGGCGGCTATCTCTGCCGTTCGGGTAGCGGTGGTGGCTTCAGTGGCAACTCATTCAATTACTACTTCAACAGCTCATCGCAGATGGAGGTCTGGGTTGATGAATCCCGGCTGGGGGCTATTACGCTTTCAGCGGTCTCAGACAGGCAGCTTAAAAAGGACATTGCTTATTATGACGGTAAGAAGTCACTGACTGAGGTTATGCAGTGGAAACCCGCTACCTTCAAAATGAAAGCCAGGGGTGTCATTCCTGAATCTGAAGAAATGCTGGGCTTTATCGCTAATGACCTGGTTGAAGTAAGCAAGGATTGCGTGAAAGGGAGGGGCCTTAGTGAAGTATGGGATGAGAATGCGCCAGAGGACCCATACTACCTTGATCAGATGGCGATGATTGCAAAGCTCACACTGGCTCTGCAGCAGCAGAATGAACTCATCAGCCAGCGCGATAACATGATCAAAGAACTCCAGTCCAGGATGAAGGCAATTGACGGACTCGATGCCTAAAAAAGCCCGGCCACAGGGCAATAACTAAACCGCCTCTGTCAAGGCAGGTAGAGGGGCTGTGTGATTAAAGCTTAATCTCCCCCAAAAAACCATAAAGGAAAATCAACACTTCTATTTTGAAAAGGCGGGAGTATCTACTGTTTGATGTCTGTACCAACACGGCCGGAGATATCCACGCCAAAAAGACAGAAACCCAGCAGATCTTTTGTTTCATCTTCCACCCGCGTAAGTATAACCAAGTCGACTTTCCCTCCCGGCAGCCTGACTTCATAAGGAGGGTAAGGAAGGCCTTTTTCACGGAATCCCTGAAGCCAGTTCAGCCTATCTGACTCCGTAGGAATTACTTCAAAAATATGACGCTGGATGACTTCATCCGAGGTCAAGCCCATTCGTTCAGCGAAGGTGTCGCTTGCGTCAACGATGATTAATTCGGGATTAAGGAAACATATACAAACACCCGGCGCTGAATACATCGATGAAATCTGATGGGCACACTGCTCCAGTGACATACGCGTCAGCCTGCCATGAAATTTTGGTGTGGGTATTTCGGCTAGGAAATTGCAGGTATCCTTTGCAGGCATTGCTCTGCCGAAGAAAAATCCCTGAGCATATTCGCAGCCCATACTTCGGAGAAGTTCAGCCTGTTCCTGAGTTTCAACTCCTTCAGCAATCACTTCCATATCGAGGCTGCGGCCGAGGCCAATAATGCTGGAAATAATTTTACGACTGTACTTTTTATGAATCATAGAGCATATAAAACTTCGATCTATTTTTAGTGTGCTGGCAGGCAAATGAATAAGCCAGGCTAGGCTAGAACACCCTGTCCCGAAGTCGTCCATAGCAATTTTACAACCCATTTCAGACAAATGCTCAAGTTCTGCACGAGCCGTATCAATTTCATCTATCAGTGCGGTTTCAGTAATTTCTATTTTTAGTCGAGTTAAGCTAAATTTACAATTTTCAGCCGCGTCTTTTATGATAGCAGGAATAGACTTCCCGTTAAGCTGGGAAGGAGAAACATTTACTGACAAAAATAGCTGGCTGGGCCAGTCTGTTGTGGCCATGAAGCTCTGGTGCAAGAGTGAACTCATCAGCTCATTGAGTAGGTTGTGATGTTCCAGGGTCGAAATAAAGTCATCGGGACCGATCACAACACCGTCTGGTAAAATGCGTCGTGCTAAAATTTCAAAACCCACTATACGCTCATTCTCAAGAGATACTATGGGCTGGAAGTAGGGTATAAACTCACCTGATATAATGAGTTGCTGTAAAAAATTACGTGAGTTATAGTCATCTCTATCATAAATTTTATGCATATTACCTGCATCCTTTTTAGTTAAGTATTTATTATTAATAAATTAAGGGTTGGATAGGTAATCATTAATTCAGTCAGAATAATGGTGTAATTTATTAAGGCGTATTTAATATGCACTAATAGTGCAAGAGCTAAATAGCTATGCTGTAAACGGGGGATGTAGCAGAGGTGCTAATGCTTTGTCTTGTCCAGTTTAACCGATGCTTTTACTTAGCTGCTTGGTTATCGAGTTTATCGGAATGAAAGAAAAATTCTTTAGTAAAATATTTAATTTTTACGTATAATTTTGATAGGAGTCACTTTTTCAAGATGACAGTACATTAGTATTCAAACAGTGGCTACTTGAATATGCTGTTATTTGTAATGGCATCTTCACTAAAAGGAGCGTCGAGAGAAAGGAAGGGAAAAAAACTACCTTGCATTCCATCAACAACACCCACTAATTTTTCAATCTGTGTAAGGTTTTCTACGCCTTCGACAACTATAGAGGAGGCATACCGACGAATCTCTCTAAGTACAACATGCCATAGAGGTCTTTCTGCATGTTCGCAGAAAAAGCGCCTGTCTATTTTTACTGTTTCGAAAATTCCGCTCTGCAAAGCAGCCAAATTTGCCTTACCGGACCCGAAATTATCCAACCATAAAATAAAGTTACGACCCAACATAGAAAGTAGTGGATCGTTTATACCTCCGTTCGTCGCAGAAAAATTTTCGTTTATTTCTAGTCTTATAAATGTCATGTTTGTAAGCTGACTTTTAACGTCTGACATAGTGCATATCATATCAGCAATGTCCCTATCGGCATTGAGCGTGCAAAATATATTATTTTCTTTGAAGAATTTTTCTTGTTTGCTTATGGCATCTATCGTAAGTATTAGTAGATTATGTTTATCATTCAGAGATGACTTGCCATATAACCATTTTTGAGGAAAGATAACATTATCCTCCGTTTCGAAAATACTGAAACGTGGAAAAATCTCCATGGCTACCACTTTTCCTCTCGAATCCACAACTGGTGCCGCAACGAAATTTACATCTAATGGAAACTTCATTGCAGTAATAATTTTTTCGTTTTTCATTGTCGCCTCCTGCGTCTCAATTATTCATATTTCATTAAGGATTTTCATAAGGGCTAACTGATGTAAGTCGCAACTTAATGCTAAGTTAACTCTGAAAAAAAGAATGAAATGTAATTTTTACCTTAAATTATTGATCGGATAAAGCGATTAATCAATGGTATATGATAGATTTTATCTATGATAAAACCTATCAAAAAAACTTAACTGATCGTTATAACCTTTGTTTGATGATGCATTGGGTAAATCGGTATATGGATAAATAAAATTGATATGATATTTCTTTGAGAAAAATTCTCAAGGAGAGTCATTTACGAGGAAAAGATACATTTTAAGCAGCTGGAAATCATAGTTTTGTGGCAGAAAGAAAGTTGAAAATCCCATATCTAGATAAGTATTTCCATACAAGTGATTTTAAAAAATAGCCATCTCTACGTGTGTTCTATTAGCTTCTTCAACTTGATATTTTTAATTTTAAATTATTGATAGAAAATTATGGATTGCAGATTGACTTATATGTCGGGTGAATGATTACCATCAGTTATGCTTTAGTTCAGATCTGCACACGCGGATAACTATTATTTGGGAGCGTTTGTATTCAGTTTATGTATAAAAGCTTAAGCTTACTCTAGTTAATTGGCGGCATTATAAATCGTGTCACATAGAGCCAAACGTATAACACTATTTGTCCATATTTCCATCATTTACATTAAGAAAATTTTCATAATATGAGCGTATAAAGACATATAACTAATTGAAAATTAATGTGCTCACGTTCGTTTGGAGCGCAGATCACCGAATAAATGTATATGCGTCAGGCCTTCTGTGCTTTTGCAGAACGCGCAACGGAAAAGTATAGAAAAGAAAGGCAGCACTGCAAGCAGATAGCCGTATTTGTGCGTACCAGTCCACACGCAGAGGGAGAAGTGTTATACGCCAATCAGGCCGCTAGAAAGTTAATGACGCCTTCTAACGATACCCGCGAAGTTATCCGAGTGGCTATGGACGCACTGGATCAGATATGGCAGGACGGTCATCGCTATATGAAGGCGGGATTGATGCTAGGCGATTTTTTCAGCCAGGGAGTGTCTCAGCTCAACCTTTTTGATGAGTACCGACCACTGCCTAACAGCCAAGCTCTGATGCGTGTCGTTGATGGACTCAACCAGAATGGCGAAGCTAATTTATTTTTTGCGGGGCAGGGAATTGAAAAGTTCTAGGCAATGAAGCGGGAGATGCTTTCACCTGCTTACACGACCCGTTTTGCAGACCTGCCAGTTGTTAAATGAGGGCAAGTTTTACCATCATTTTACCATTGTTTTACCATCACAAATCGCAGGCAATAAAAAAGCAGCCGTAACAGGCTGCTTTTTAAGGGTAATTTGGTCGGCACGAGAGGATTTGAACCTCCGATCCCTGACACCCCATGACAAGGCTTAGTGCAAAGCTAACTTAAAGCGACTCAAACCATTTAAGATGATCAATAACAGTTGAGACTGTCATCTTAGTTGCTTGAGTGTTTGATTGTGTTTTAGCTATAGCTTGACCGCTCAATTGCTTTTTATACAATGTGCGTTTTTTTTCAGCTAAGGAAGCTACTACTTGATTTTGCGCTTTTTCAGTATACATGTCATGAATCTCCCTCATTGTCTCCATAAGGGTAAGTGTAAGATTATTTGAATAATTTTTGTTAGTTGGGATCATAGTACCGTGAACGGCACCTGTATTCAGCCACTCAACTTTGTGCACTTTACCACCAGAGCATACGTCTTGGCTATAAGCATAATTCATTGCACAGATAATGCCACATGAATGAGAAAAATTCCTAACAGGGACTTTCTTTCGTTTCTTATGGCTGAAGATTGCCGCATGGTAAAAAAAAGAGCCAGCAAAAATGCCACCACTTCCAAAAGAGTAAATGCCATTACGCTTATGGTTAGGGTAGTAGGAATGCGGCTTGGATCTTAAGACACCGTTTGCTAGCACAAAGGTCACAAAGTCGTAATCGAGATCAAAGTACTCATCGTACATCTGAAACAGATTAAAAAATTGTCTAGGTGTTATCAGTCCTGTAAGAAGAGCCTGATTAAGGACAATAGCAACATGGCTACCAGCCATAAGTGTAACTAACATTTCTCCTGATTTAGGAGCAACATGTAAAATGTACTTATTCTCACGTATATCATTGATTTCATAACCATTAATTGACCACTTAGAATCGCAAGCAGCGAATCTGCCAGGCTTATAAAATACGGTAGTCATAAATAATTCCGTTTTTTTCTTATAATTTAATGAAATATTTATGACTATCAAGTTCAAATTTTATGATTTGGGTTAAGTTGAAATTTCTCCCATACGGATATACGTGCATAACAAATAAATCAATCTAATGAATTGTGTTATATATCAGATGGTTGTTAAGAAAAATGCCGAATCAATCTGATTCAATTACCAACTCATTAAAAATGAAAATTTGCTAGTTTTATGAGCAAAATCAATGGTTCTTTATTCATAATTTCGGCATTAATTTGTGGGTAAGTCATTGAACTTAATAAGATTGAGAACATGTGTAAATTATGATTTTTATATTTAACTATATGATTTTAAGGTTTAAACACAGTGATTTAAAATCCCTCGATCGCAAGGTCGTGCGGGTTCAAGTCCCGCCCCGGGCACCATATTGAAACATCAATAAAATCAAGTAGTAGCAATGTCGTTTAAGCCGCCTCTTTGGGCGGTTTTTTTGTGTCTGACATTCGGCAGTGGTAGCAAAATGGCAGCAGTGTGGCAACAGACATTTTTTGCTGCCATCTTTCATCATGGACTTTCAGCCCATCCTTATCCTCGTACTCTCCTGCCTTGCATAAACCTGCATTTTGGCATCCCTCAGCTTCAGGCCCGCGTCGAAAACTCAAGGCCAGGTCGTTCACGAACTAAAGAGGAAAACAGATGCGTGCAGGCTGTAGTCAGCGGCATCAGCGCTAGCGTTTGAGCTTGATGGGCAACAGCCAAAAGAGCAGGGAAGCCTTCAACCGCAGGAATAAAATTAATTGCTCATTTAATGTGCTATGCTGAATTTCCGTTTCACAACTTAGGCTCACATGGACGACGATGATGAACGGCCCTATATTATCTTTACCGCAATCGGTAAAGCCGTGCTGGAACTGCTTGATGTAAAAGAAGGTTTTTTTGATTTAGAGCTTGCTGAAATACTTGAAGACTGGATGAAAGAAGAGACGAATCCACTTCAGGCGGAGGTTTACAGAATGGCGGCGGAGTTTGTCAGGGCAGGGAAGGCAGTAAATTAA